TTAGGCAGTTCCACCGTTCCGCTTTTCCCTGATCTTTTCACGGAACTTCGCTCCCAATCCTGAGGACATCGTCGATGTGCCGAGGTTCATCGCCCGGTCCAGATCCTCACGATACCAGAACTTCCGTCGCGTGCTGTCAACGATGCGCGGGTTCGGATAGGTCGTTCCGACGCGCTCGAGGAAATCTTCGACATGCTTTTCCCCGCAATACCCGGCAGCCATGTCAGCGGACATGCGAGGTGGCCAGCTGCCTGGGGGAACAAGGGATTGGCGGCGTTCTCTCATCTTTCGCCTCTCTTCGCCGCTTCCCGCTCATTTGCGATCGCTGTCCCAATCGCCAGCAGAATTTCAAGATGGCTCATCGGCCGGGGCGAACCGGCCAGCTCCTCGGATTTCGCGCGGATGTCCTCAGGGAAGGCATAGTATGAACGCGTGGCGGGGGTGGCGTTGGTCAGGTCGGGGATCATCGTTTCTCCTCAGCGCGCTTTCGGATGGCGGCATCGGCAAGGTCTTGGACCGTGCGATAGAATGCACATTGAGCTTCCGACATCGCGGCATATTCGGGATCGACATTGAGCCAGTTGCCACGCTCCCGTTCCGCGCGAACGAACTCAAGGCGAGCGTTGTAAGCAGCTACCGCATCAACGTAGGCTTTGCGGGCGGCAACGATCGTGTCGAATGCCTCGGCTTCGCTCTGTGCGCCGTCCGTATCGGCGGGGGCGATGTTCCAGTTTCTAGAGCCACTTTTAGGGTCATTTGGGCAGGTTTTTTCCGGCGTTTCACTGTTCGTTCCACTGCCGTTCTTGTTGACAGTTGGCGTGATCGGGGAATTCGCCGCTGCGGGATGGCTAGAATAGAGCGGGCGATCTTCCAGGCTCTGCGCCAGATTGAGCCCGGCGGGCTCCGCCTTCATGAAGCCATGCGCCCAATCCTGCGTGTAGTCACAGAACGGGCAAATCCATCCGCGCACGGTAGGGATAAGCGCGCCGAGGTCGCCATAGGCAGCACGGTGATTGCCGTCGCCGCGATTGGCGCAGGTGAACGGGTGGAACTGGCCTCCGGTTTGGTGCTTGCCGAGGTTCGCGACTTCATCTGCGGTGAACACGTTTGTCATACCTCGTCCCTCGACCGGAACGCGCCGGCGTCGGCCAGCGTCTGATTGATGATAGCAGTTGCGAAGGGCGCCGCATCTTCGCCCATATCGGTCCAGAGGCCGTGTATGGTGAGGGCGAGCACGTGCGGGTTGATGCGCGCGGCGCGCCAGTAGCGCTCCTCGTTCATGCCATGCTGCCGGCGGTGCTCGTCGGGGTGCAGCGGCAGAACCCAGCGGTCGGAGACCTTGCTGCCCTTGCCGCGACCGTAGTGGCCGTACCGAGCAGCCGCGCAAGACAGGTGCGCAGCCTCGACCCCGTAGCGGCCGGAGACGCAGCAGGGGAGATCATGGATGAACGCGAGGTAATCCTTGCTCTTAGCCGGCTTGCGCTTGGGCGTCGGATCCGGGCGGATGGAATTGGCGATGCGATAGGCCACTATGCACTCTCCGAGTTGCGCGGAACCTTACTGAACGCGGGCGGTTGAAGCCGCGACACGAAAGGACTCCGACCATGAGTGATCCCAAAGACGGCAAACCTACCGAACGGCAGACGCCATCCCGACGGACGACTGTGCCACCGGATATGGATTTCGAACCGGTTCCGTTGCCGGACCGGCAGGGCGGATCCGGTACCGAAGAAGTCGATGATCCCGCACGAAGCGGCAAGTCCAAAGTGCGGGGGAGGCCGACGCAAGGTGCTGGCAAGAATAGCCCCGGGAATCAAACCTAAGGTCTGGAAAAGGCGCAGCGACGCAATCATGCGGCCACCTTCTCGATCTGGTCGATGTTCTGCTTGATGACCGTGAAGGTGTAGGCGGCAACCCAAGGGTTGGCTTCCCACGCGCCCTTACCGTTGATGTTCTCCCATAGGCGCTGGTATGCGACTTTCGGGACGGCATAATCGCCGGCCGGGGTCAAATAACGATCCTGGAATTTTGCCGACTGCTCGATGCCTTCGGCGATGGAGTCCGCATCGCTGATATCCTGCAACCGCTCGACCCGAACGTCGGTGACGATCAGAGTGAGGCGGGACGCCCATCGCGGCATGAAGATGGACGGGCGCCAAGGATAGCCGCGCGCCTCTGCATCCAAATCAGCGCAAGGGTCTGTCGCAGCATACCGCACTTCGCAAAGGCTACTCTTCGTGGGCTGGTAGTCGCCAAAGGACAAGCCTTGCCATGTCTCTCTAGCCCAAAGCCGATCGCCTGCATTTATGCGCGGCTCGAAAACTTCCTCGAGTATGGCGCCGCCTCCGACTGCATTGGCGTTAAAGCGGAACGCTTTCGGGTATTGGTCACTCGCGGGAATGACGTTGATCTCGATTTCCCCGTCATGGTACCCGCTCGCGAAAGGCTGCGGCTTGATGACCCGCCGCGTCTGCGTCTTGCGGCCGTCGAGGAGCGCGCGGACCATCGGGCCGGAAAAGAGAATAGGACGGTCGGTCATGCTGCCTCCGGATACTGCCGAACGAGAAGGTCTGTCGGGATCGGCGCCTTGCGCGTCATCTGCTTCATGAAGAAGGCACGGCCGAGCTCGCGGCTCTGATCGCGCAGATAGCGGAAGTTATCCGGGTCGGTGTATCGCGCCTTGTGCGGCCCCTGGTCGGTCTCGCCTCCGGTGATGATCCAGTCCGGCGCATACTTGTCGAGGACGACACGGCTTAGGAGCGGTTCGTAGCTTCCGAAGGTGAACAGCGGTTCGAGCGATTGCTTCACCTCCCAGAGCTTCATCCGGTCGCGGTCGTATTCGGGCTGGTTGGCGATGGTGGCGCCGATCGCGGCATTGCGCGGGAGCATCCGATGGCCGCGTGCAGGGTCGGTCATCTTCATGACATTGCCGATCCGCTTCGTCAGCAAAAGCCAAATGAGGTTCGGCGTTGCTTCGATCAGGCTCATCAGATCGTAGCGCCACATCTCGTCGACTTCGTTGTCGAACACGTCGGCCAACGATGCGCAGAAGACATAAGGGCGGGTTCCGGCTTCCTTGGCAGCCTTGTCCCAAGCGATCGGCTTGCGCCAGTTGGCTTTGCCCGTGCGCTGCCGATCTTCCCCAGCGCCCCACTGAACGCGGTGGTATCGGTTCGCCATCAGGTTTTCGGCGTAGCAACCGTCGCAGGCCGGAGACACCTTCGTGCATCCAATCCACGGATTGAAGGTGTGATCGGTCCATTCGATCTTGCTGTTCTCAGCCATTATGCTGCGCTCCCTGCCTGGCGTTGCGTGGTGCCGCGCTCGACTCCGATTAGATCGTCGAGGAAGTCGAGAACGGCCCTCTTGCTCTCCTGAAAGTCCTGCTTGCCCATGGCCTTCATGGACTGGCTCTTGGCGACGTATCGCGTGACGGTCGCCTCCTTCACGTCGACGACAGAGAAGGCGTCGATCGGACGGATGAAAGCGGCGAGGCGCATCGCCTCGGCCTTCGTGCTGCAGACGATCGTATGAGCATCGCAGTAGCCGGTCCGGATCAGCGCATAGGCCCTGAGGTGCTCGGCGGACTCGGCGAAGGGCAGGCCGGAATACTGTTCCGGCAGATTGCGCCAGACATCGTTCACGGCGGCGAAAAAGTGCCGGTGAGAATTCATGCTCCGGTCGTTGTGCTCGGCGAGGGTATAGAACTCGCCGACCACGTAACGCTTGTCGCATTCGCGGGCCCAATGCCGGTTCGCCGGCTGGAAGGCCTCGCCGTTCCACTGCAAGAGGACCGGGCCGCTCATGTCAGCCCGCCATCAGCGGATGGCTGCGGAGCTCGGCATCAGACGGGCCTTTTGCCGCCGGCCGCGCAATTGCGGCTTCAAGCCGCCTCTTCAGTTCGAGCGCATCGCCCGGATGCTTCGACCAGAACATTTTCAGCGGCTCGCGGTTGGCGTCCCGCCATTTCGCTACTTTTGCCGGCGGCTCCTTTTCGATGAACTCGCAAGCCCGGTCGAAGAATTCGCCGACGGGCACATTTTCAAGCGCCCAATTGTCGCCCCAGGTGATTGTGATGGAATTGGAGGCGCCGACGGCTTTGAGGCGGTTTTCCTCGCGCTCGTGCTCGACAATCTCGGACGCGGTCAAGTCGATGATCTTCGCCCGATCCATTTCCGCTTCGTCATAGAGACCGGTGAACTGCTCCGGCCAGCCGGCTCGCAACGCCTGCATCTCGGCGCACTTGGCGATCATGAGGCGGGGCATCCGGCACCAGTTGCCGGAGTCATCCAGCGTCTGCTTGCCGGTCTTGTAGTTTTTGCCGGTCTTTTCGTTCTCCGCCCATTCATCTTTGATCGGGGCGAACTCCTCCCAATACGACTGGCCGGCGACCTCGTACCATTCGCCAGACTTTGGGTCCTGCTTCCAGAGATAGACGGTGGCGGATACGATGCCCTGGGGGTTGAGCGGGCTCTTGAGCGAGGCGTCGAGCTCATACGTGGCTGGCTTGCTCGCCGGCCGGTAGTCGCCGCAGCGCTGCGCAATGACGCGCTGGCCGTCGCGGCTGATGATGATCGTCATCTTCCGCTTGTTGGCGTTGTTCTTGGAGAAGACCATCGGAATGATCTGGCCGAGGAACGGATCGAGGCCCTTTGCCCGGGCAACCTCCATGAAGAGGTTGAACTCTTCGGCGTTGCAGTCTTTGGCGACGGTCTGCTGAACCAGCGCAATCTGGCGCGGCGACAGGTCGAATTTCGTGATCGCGTTCATGGATTACTTCCTCCGGACGGAAAGAGAGACGGAACCGTTGTCGAGGTTGGCGCCGGGCACTTGCTCGCCGGCTTTGATCGCGGCGGCTAAGGCCTTTTTGTCCAGCTTCGGCGCGGGGCGCTCTTGCTCGACGAAGAAGCGGGAAGGGATGTCCGCTTCGCTGTTGACGATCAGGCCGGGAGCTCGCTTCGTGAGCGACAGGGTGGCTGTCGGCAACTTCAGCGAGGTTTGATCGGTGGCGAGCATAGCCTGCTCGATCAAAGCCCGCACGCGCTCGGCGCGGCGCTCAATCGACTTGCGGCGGGTCTCGAATTCCTCTTCCTTGGCTTTCAAGCCGGTAATGAGGACGTCGCACTCGTCGATTTGCGCGAGGGCCGCTTCGATAGCCTCGAGGAGGTTGGTTTCGCCCTCGATCGTGTCAGCGACAAGTTCGGCGTCATCGTCAACGCCTTGGTCGCGAAGGCTGGACAGAAGCGACTTTGCCGCCTCGGTCTGGCGATGAATGTTGAACTCAAGGTCGGGCATGGCCATCAGACATTCCTTTCGGCGACGATTGCTTTGTGCACCTGTTCCGTCCGCCAAAGGCCCGCGGCGAAAATGCCGAGGAGGAGGGCGATCAGGATCAGGCACATGGCGGTTGCGGTGGTGGCGCGGTTCAGGTTGGCGACCGCGTCCAGATCGATGTTGCGCGCTGGCGGGAGAGGGCGCAGCGGCCGCATTCGCAATAGCGCTGCGCAGGGTCGCAGGCGTGGGAGACGGGGCGGCTCATCACGCGACGTTCCGTGCAGCCGCTGCCGCCTGCTCGCGGGAGTATTCGCTCACCTGCAGGTAGCCGGCGATCATGTCCGTCATGGCCGTCAGCTTCTCGGCGGAGAGCTTGATCACGAACACGTCGAAGTCGTTGTTGAAGCGCTTCCAGGCAGTGTCGCCGCTCGGGCCGGGTGAAATAATCCCCGCCTTCTCAAGCTCCCACCTGCTGGTGTTCGAGAGGAAGAACGCGAAGTCGCGGAGCTGCGTTGTCGTGATCATGCTGCGCTCCTCTCGACCGAGACGGCTCCGGAGAGGAAAAAATCGGGGAAGGTCGAATAGCGCTCGAAGCGCTCGACGGTCGTGCCGGGGAAGGAGCGGGTCTCTTCGTACGCTTCGTCTTCGCAACGGAATTGCAGAGCGTCGTCCACTTCGTAGGAGAAGAAGCCTTCAACCGTCAGAACGCGGCCCACCTCATCCTCAATCCTGTATCGGGTAACCATCGTGCCCATCGTTTCATCTCCCGGCGTGGCCGTGTGTCGTCAGCGCCATGCTGATGAGATGAATGTAAGCGATACTTACCATGCCCGTCAAGGGTAAAATGTAAGTGAGACCTACTTCGCGAAACAAGGTAAGTGAATGACAGGGAAATTTGCTTCCCTGTCGCTAGTTTTACGACTCGACTCAGCGCGGTTTCGCTGCTTTCTTAAGGCGAACGAAACGAGAACAAACAGGAGAGAGGAATGTCGCGCAGCGGTCCCGTGGATCATCCGGATGCCCTACGACTGGTTGTCGAGCTTGATAGCGTTTATGTGGCTTGTGATGATTGCGGTCATTCGCGAATTCTTCGCCTCGACAACCTTCGGAAGGCCGCCGAGCTAGGCGTGCATAACTACATGCAACTTTGTCGGAAAATCCGTTGCAGCGAGTGCCCCAAGACGCCGCCGGCCTTCCGCAATCTTACGATCCGGCCGACATGGCGCTGCGACGAGCCGCCGCTTCAGAGCATTGCGTGAAAGACGACCTTGTGAACGCTGAACACCTTCTCGGCGGGGAACTCCAACTCGTGAGTTTCCCCTTCGCCGGGATTGTATTGGTAGAGGCGCAGCGTATCGCCAGAGCGCGAGACGAAGCGCTTCAGGTAGCTTGAGACCTCGTCGTCGTCATTATCCCCAAGGATTTGCACAACGACATCATCGCCTTGGCGCACCTTCAGATGTGGGTTTACCCAAGCTGTTTCGCCGTGGAAGAAGCGCGGCTCGCCGGATCGGCCATCCACCTGCACCGCATAGGCGCCTTCGACGCCTTCGAGCCCGGGTGGGCAGAATACCTGGGCGATGTCCTGTCCATTCATGATGAACCGTCCATTGGCGCCGGCTGCGATATGGCCGCGCAATGGGATCGACTTATCACCGGGGAACTGCTGCCACCGCGGAGGGAAGCTCGCGTTTGGCTTTGGCTTCTTCGGCTTGGGGTTCACGCTGGCGACGCGTAGGCGCCTCGTAATGCCAGCCTCTGCCTCTTCCGGAGCATTCCCTTGCCCGGTCAGAAGCCACTCTGGCTCGCACTGAAGGATCTCCGCGAGGGGTACAATCTTGTTGCGTTCAGGCGCCGTAGAGTTGTTCTCCCATAGCGTCACCGACACTCGGCTGATGCCGAATGCTTCTGCGAGACCTTGCTGAGTGAGTCCGACGGCTTTGCGCCGAGCCCGGATTCTGTCGCCGATCGTATCCATACCCTTCTTGTAATTATCCCCTACGTAAAAATCACCTACATATCGCTTGACAGGAAGAGTAAGTATAACTTACCTTCACTTACATGATTGAGATCGTCGAAAGAGCAGCGGAGAAGGCGGGGGGCGTAGTTTCGCTCGCACGTGTACTCGGCATCAAGCACACGGCCTTGTACTCTTGGAACCGTGTCCCCGCGGAACGTGTGCTCGACATCGAGCGCATCACCGGCATCTCCCGTCACGAGCTGCGCCCGGATGTCTTTGGCAAGGCGCCGGAGGCAGCGCGATGACCTCCGACGCTCAAATCAAGGCTTTCATCGACCGCATCCTTCGCCTCAAGGAAGAGCAGGACACGATCGGTGAGGACATCCGTGACGTCTACGCGGAAGCAAAATCCATGGGTTTCGACAAGACCGCCATGGGCAACGTCGTCGCTCATCTGCGCAAGGTCGCGAAGAAAGGCCACGACACCGTCGCGGAGCAGGGCGCTATCTTCGATTTGTACCTGTCCGCCTACGAGGGCAAATCCCCTCATGCGCCTGCGCCCGCCCGCGTACGAGAAAACATTGAACAATTTGACCCGACCACGGGCGAGATCATCGAGGCGGATGTCAGCGCCAAGCTCATCGAGACGATTGCTGCCGGCGTGCAGACGGAAGTCGGCCGCGCGGCTCTGATCACCGCCGTCGACATCATGATCGCCCGTGAAGAGGAAGAGATCGCAACGAGCGCAGGAGGCGAAAGTGAAGAAGTAGCCAAAAACGCCGTCGCAAGCGCGTCTGGCCCGGACGAAAAACGGGCAACCAATTCGCCTGAAGAGGCAACGATGCAGCGGGTTAACGTACACTCCCAGCATGAGGGCGCGAATGCTCAGGCAATAGTGCGAAACGAGTGCGTGACAGTTGTCGGTGACGAGAGCGAAACCGTCTACGAATCCTTCCCGCGCTCGCCGATGAAATCGCTGAACTATGCGCACTGCTTCCCCGAGCTGTCGCACGCCGCCTACCAGAGGCTGAGCGATGACATCGCGGAGAGGGGCGTCCAGAGGCCGATCGTCCGCATGGGTGACGTGATCGTCGACGGTTGGTCTCGCTATAACGTCTGCCGCACGATCGGCATGGAGTACCCCGTCGTTTCCTATAGCGGCAATGACGTGCTGCTCGACGTGATCGCATGGCAGCGCGAGGCCCGCCAGTTCACGCCAGCCCAGGAACGGCAGATCGCCGCCCGTCTGGCGAAGGAAATCCCGCACCGCGCCGCCGACATCATGGCCGCGTTCGAGATCGCGGAGGAAGTTGCATGATCGGGATTGGGTCATCGTCTTCCATCGCTGCGGCCCGTCACCTTCAGAGCCGCGAATTTCAGAGATTGTCGCATCACGTCTGCGATCGATGCGACCGCGTACTTTCCATCAATGAGACGATCGAGCGGTTTTGTGAGCGCTGCGATCATTCGACCAACCCCTCCGACAAGAAGGATGCAGCAGCATGACCTGGCCCGTTTTCTTTGGCTGTCTCGGCGTCGTTCTCTGGATGGCAGCGCTCACCCTGATCCTTCCTGGCTTCGTCGAGCGCGAATTCCGCCGCAACGGCTTCAAGGCAAGAATTAAGCGCTGATCCTCCGCGGCGCTTAACGCGGGCCTTCGTCTTCTCCTCCTCCCAAGCCGGAGGCCCGCAAAACTTTCAGCCTTACGCGCTTGTTCGAGAGCCTCAACACGACGGCGTTCACAAGCTCACCAAGGGGAATTGCCGGTGACGACGAGGGCGCGTCACCGGCGGCAGGACCGGACGTTGCGGCGGTGGTCCTGCGAAACGGAAAGACTCGGGAGGGACCGGCAGCCGTTGGCGCGGCGCCGTCCTCTCCATCGGTAAGGAAGTTCCTTGGCATCGGTGTCTCCTAAGCAACGAGACACTCGCACGGGGACCCCGAAATGTACGGCAATAGAGTTTCCAAATCCGGAAAACGTGTTTCCGAGGCAAAGATGACAAGTGTGGCACTGAGTGAGGCAAAAGGTTGGTACGCCGCCCTAATGAACGCTGAGTTCAAGGGCCGGGGCGACCGCGAGAAGGCCGTTCGGGGAAGGCTGGCAGACAAGACCGGCATTCCCGAAAGCTACCTCTATCGACTGCAGTACAAGACACGTGAAATGAGGGATATTGCCGGATCAGCTTATCGGGCGCTGATGCTGGCATATATGGCCTATGAGGAAGTTTGCCTGAGAAACGAGGAAGCGGCGGCCAAGCATCGGGCCGAACGCCACGCACTGAGGAAAGCCCATGCGACTGCTGACAAGCGCTCTGATCAGAGCGTGGGAATGGGGGAGGCTTCAAAGTGAGAAGTTCCTCCACTGGATGCGCCGGAAGCGGCCAAGGGAATAAAGGGCGTTTTCCGTATCAGCCGACGTTACCGTTTTCGATCGCCCGGCGGAGCCATACAAGGTCTCTGCGTGTTCTTGTGGCCTGCGAATTCTCCGGGACGGTCAGAAACGCCTTTCTCGATCGCGGCCATGACGCATGGTCTTGCGATCTTCTGCCGGCAGAGAACGGCAGTAACCGACACATCCGTGGCGATGCGCGCGACATCCTGAACGACGGATGGGACATGCTGATCGTCGCACATCCTCCATGCACCCGCCTCTGCAATAGCGGCGTTCGCTGGCTGTCAGTTCCGCCTCCTGGCAAGACGGCCGAACAAATGTGGGCTGAGCTCGACGAAGGCGCTGCTCTGTTCTCCGCCTTCTGGAATGCACCAGTCGATCGCATCTGCATCGAAAATCCCGTCATGCATCGGCACGCGAAGGAACGCATAGCCGACTTTCGGCCGCCCGCCCAAACTGTCCAGCCGTGGTGGTTCGGTGAACCTTTTTTCAAGGCTACCGGTCTCTACCTGCGCAATCTGCCGACCCTGCTTCCGACACAGAAGCTGACACCTCCGGCTCACGGCACGGACGAGCACAAAGCGTGGTCGCGGGTGCACCGCATGTCACCTAGCCCGGACCGATGGAGGGAGCGTTCACGCTTCTTCCCAGGTATCGCCGCCGCCATGGCTGACCAATGGGGCGAATACGCCGCCCAGCAGTTCCTTCGCGAGGCAGCATGACCAATCCCAGCACCATCATCGAATGGGCGGAGGCCCAGAAGCGCCAGAAGTTCACCTGGCTCGAAGACCACGGCCCGCGGTCCAAGCGCCCACGTCCTGAGACCGAGGCCGAGAACAAGCTCCGAGACATCGCCATGCTCGACGAGGTCATTGCTCTTTGCGATGCGAGGGCGACGGTATGACCGAAACCCGCTCAATCCTTGACGGACGCTGTACCATCCACGTTGGCGACTGCATCGAGGCCATGCGCCGCATGCCTACGGGGTCGGTCGACTGTGTCGTCACCAGCCCGCCGTACTGGGGCCTGCGCGACTATGGCGTCGAAGGGCAGATCGGCCTCGAGCGCACACTCGGCGAGCACCTTGATGTCATGGTCCGCGTCTTCCGCGAAATCCGGCGCGTTCTCAAAGCGCACGGAACCGTCTGGGTCAACTATGGCGACTGCTATGCGGCGACCCCGAACGGGAAGAGCGCAGAGGCCTACAAGGCTGACGGCAGTGATGATCGAACTTTTCGGGACAAGCCGTTCTCCACGGTCGGACCGGTCTATGATCCGAAGCACTCGAAGGCGCGTGGAGCTTTCTCGTCTGGCGATCGCCAATCGCACTTCGAGAGCGGCGGTCGTGTAGTCGCTGGTGGGTTCATGAAGCCCAAGGATCTCTGCATGATCCCGAACCGTCTTGCGATCGCTCTGCAGGATGATGGTTGGTGGGTCCGGTCCGAGATCATCTGGAACAAGACGAACCCAAAGCCCGAATCCGTCGACGACCGACCCGCCGCCGTGCATGAGAAGGTCTGGCTCCTTACTAAGAGCGAGAAGTACTTCTTTGACCCGGAGGCGCTGAAAGAGCCGACGACAGGCAATGCGCACGCTCGCCGGAAGGATGGTCAGTACAAGCCCGCTAAGGGCAGTACTCCAGGCCAGAACCGCGCTGGCACTTGGGTCGAAACCTATACCACCCCCGACATGCGGAATGGCCGCAACGTCTGGACCTTCAACATTGAGGGCTGCCGCGAAGCGCACTTCGCCACGTTCCCGCGCGAATTGGCGCGGCGGTGCCTCTCTGCCGGATCTCCCAAGACCGTTTGCGGTTGCTGCGGTGCGGCCAGCGGCTGCGGCCCCATCTGCGAGACTTCGACCGAACCTCTGGTCTGGTCTTCGACCCGGTTTGGAGGTTCCGGCACGGTCGGCCTCGTCGCCGAGCAGCTCGGCCTACGCAGCATCCTCGTCGAACTCAATCCCGAATATGCAGACATCGCCGTCCGGCGCATCGAAGGCGCTACGAGCTCGAAGGAGATGGCCGCATGACCTTCCTCGAAGCCTACGCCAAGTTCGGCCCCGATACGATGGCGATCGCCGAGTCCTTGGACATCAAGGAGCATGAGGCCGACCGTCTCATCAGTGCGCGATTGAACTGCAGCTACGCAGAGCGCCTGCACGCGCGGCGAGTGAAGAGGATCGCCTACGCCGGCAAGGAACCTTTCGTGTCGGAGTGGGCGAGATGATTTCTGATCGTATGTCCGCCGCCGAGTTCCGCGCTATCCAGAAGGCAGATCAGCCCCAGCGGCCCTCGAAGTACCGCAACAAGAAGACGGCGGTCGACGGCATCAAGTTCGACAGCAAGCGCGAGGCGCAATTCTATTCCTCGCTGAAGCAGTTGGAGCGCGCCGGCCAGGTCTACGAGGTCGAGCTTCAGAAGCCGTATGCGCTCACCGTCAATGGGCAGCTGGTCTGCACCTACAAGGCGGATTTCGCCTTCTATGACGCCATCCAGAAGCGAAACCGTGTCGTCGACGTCAAGGGCGTGGCTACCAAGGATTTCGTCATCAAGAAGAAGCTGATGCGCGCCGTCTTCGGCATCGACGTCGAGGTGGTGCGATGAGCCGTTGGATTCGCGTCCAGACCTCCATCTTCGATCACGAGGTGTTCGCCGCTGAGCCGTTCAGCGAGCGTGAGGCCTGGCTGTGGCTCATCTCCAAAGCGGCATGGAAGGACACCGTGCATCGCATCGGCGCGTCTGTCATGCCCGTCCCGGCAGGAAGTCTTTTCGTGACCATCCGCGAGATGCAGGCGGCATGGAAATGGACCTCAACGCGACGCGTTCACCAGTTCCTTGAGCTGCTTTCCAAGCAGAACATGATTGAAACGTCTTCTGAAACAGGGAAGACGCTCGTAACTGTCTGTAATTACAGCAAATATCAAAACGCTGAAACACATTCTGAAACAACGGAAGGTGCTGAAGCGAAACAAAAACGAAACACAAAAGACACCAGTACACCAGACACCAACCTATCCTCACTCCGTTCGGATGTTTGCCCGGAGGCGGAAAAATCCGCTCCGGCCTCGCCGACGGTGATCGAGCTTCCGGCAGTCAATGGCGACATGGTCCCGATCACAGAGGCAGACGTGGCCGAGTGGTCGGAGGCTTTCCCTGCCGTGAACGTTCGCCAGCAACTCGCGGCGATGCGGTCCTGGCTCAACGTCAACCAAAAGAACCGCAAGACCAGCAAGGGCATGAAACGCTTCGTCGTTTCCTGGCTCACCCGTGACCAAGACCGCGGAGGAGGGCGCCAGCATCCGCAGGCGCAAGCGCCGCCACGCCCTCAAAGCCCTTCCATGCAACGCCATCACGACATCCACGCAAGGCTGAAACGAGAACTCTACGGTGAACCAGATGACCAATTTGCCGGCCAAACTGTCGACCTTGCAGCAGGAGATTTCCGCTCTCACTGAGCAGCTTGCCCCGGCCGGCGCCGACGAAATCGGCCAATGCATCGAAGGCCTCATGAGCGGCGGCATGCGGATCTCCGAAACGATCACTGCTGCAAACCCCGTCGAGGAATACCGCCTTTCCCTCCGCAACGTGCCGGTCTACGGGCTGCGCCGCGCCTACGTGAAGCTGAAGCGCGGCGAATACGAAAACATCAACAAGGCTTTCATCCCCCTGCCGGCGGAGCTGGCGGCGATGGCCAATGCCGAATGCCGTCTGATCCGCGAGGACCGGATTCGCAAGCAGGAGACGCTGAGAGCTATCGAGGACTCCGTCAGCCGTACGCTGCCCAGCTCTCATGGGCTCATGGACCTGCGCGTCACCCATCGTGAGCGCGCAATCGAGTTGGCGGAGAAGGGCTTCGTCAGGGTTGCCGAAGGTGTCGACCATCTTGAATTCGCCCAACTCGCCAAGTCTCGGGAACTGCCGGCGGGCTCCGTCCACCTGTGGGCGATCGACGAGGTCTGGTCGCCGATCGCCGTCCGCGTCAACCGCAGCAGGATCCAGACCAAGCTGAACGTTCAGCCCCCGCCGGTATCGCCGGAGCGCGCGGACGAGCTCGCCCGCATGCTGGCGCTTCCCGATGCCAGCCAAGTCACCGCCGAACAGATGGCATATCGCGGCAAGGTGAAGGCCGACATCGAAGCAGCTGAACCGGTCGAAGAGGAGCGCGCGGCATGACCATCCAGCACCGCACCGTCGACATCGAGGCTGCTGCGAAGCTCTGGAGGGATGATCTCCCTGCCTCGCAGATCGCCAAGCGCTTTGGCGTCAGCCGGAACGTCATTGTCGGACTGGCGTTCCGCAACCGCAGTCTGTTTCCGTGGCGCGGCGATGCTGGGAAGAAGACCCGCGCACCCGGCCCAGCGAAGACGGCGCGGCCTCGCAAGCGGGCGCCGGAACTGAATCCGGAACCGGAAATCCCAGCGACGGCCTACGACGCTGAGCGGCTTCAATCCGCAAAGCTCCTCCACCACCTCACGGCCGGCGAATGCTGCTGGCCGCTTGGGAACGGCGGCCCGTACCTGTTCTGTGCGGCGGAAACGACGGGACGCTACTGCCGAAACCACCATGCTCGGTCATTGCCGAAGAAGAACGAGGGAAAAGCATGAACAGATCACGTTGGTACGCAATCCGCGTCGCCCCGGGCTATCAGCGCATGGCGGCCGTCGACGAGCGCCTGCCGGAAAGCCGGCGCATGGAGTCGATCATCGAGCGGAACTGCCGCAAAGACGGCTTCGACATCTTCATGCCGTCGTTCTACACCGAGCTGAGGCATCACCGGACAAAACAGATCCTCCAGAAGCGTTTCCCGTTCCTGGTCGGCTATGCCTTCGTCAACCTGCCCAGACTGAACTTCGAGGAGCTCAGGAGCGTCGAGGGTGTCGTGTGCTTCCTTCGGGGCGCGAACTATGGACCGCTCGAGTTCCCCGACGTGACCATCGAGGCGCTGTACTTCGCCGAGCACGAGCGCCGGCAGGCATTCCTCTACGAGCAGCACTGCCGGAAGGAGAACGAGCGCCACGAGCAAATCCAGCACCTGCGCGGCCAGCTCCGCAAGATCCTGCCGAAGGGCCGGAAAGCTCGCGTCTCCATGGTCGACCAAGCGGAGAGGGCTATAGATTCTCTAAGCCCGCAGATCAAAGAGCGGGTGCAGAAAATTATCAGTGAATTGAACGCGCTCACTGGTGACGGAGAGGTTGAAAATCGGCGGCAAGCTGTATAGATTTGCTGCAGTGATTTGCGGTTGTTCAGTTGCGGACCTCATGTAGGGAACACTCGCCGGACCGCTGCCGAAAGTTCACACTCGGCGCATTGGAGAAATGCGCCCTTTTTCCACTCAGATAACGCAGGCAGGGCAACTGGTAAGCCGCGTGGCTCATAACCACGAAAGACCGGGTTCGATTCCCGGGCCTGCAACCAAACACAGGCGCGATCACCGGATGGCAGTCGTCGATACAATGGGGGTGGTGATCGTCCCGGCTATTCTCGACCGGGAAGTGGCCAGGTCCACGGTATTGGCGGAGTGTTTGACAAAGCCTTAGCGAACGCCCTTATCGCGCGATCTCTATTGGCCTCAAACATAGCCGCTGCGATTGCTTCGAATTCCGCCGATGAGATATCGAACTTAACGCGGGTGCTACCTTGCCCTCCAGCCGCGATAACCGCAGAAAAGCTCAAAGTTCCGCTCCCGTCGTCTAGCGGTCCATCCAGTCTGCTGTCCCCGCGTCCTTCAACGGTAATACTGTCTGCCGGCGCCTCTCCGTTTGCTGGCCCTCGAATCACCCACGTGTTTTGCAAGCTACTCTCCCTTTCTTGTCGCAACCCAACAATGAGCCCTACCACAGGAGCCGATGATGGTGCAGAGGCCATGTCGCGTCATCGAATACGATTCCGGCCCTGAGGGCACGGGGGGCATGGAAGCACTCATAAACGAGTGGGCCGCAAAGGGGTATTTGCTCCACCAGGCAGTTCGGGAAAGCACATACCAGTGGGTGTTGATCTTCTGCCTCCATGTCAGCGTAGAGCACCCAGGGAGCTCGCCTGCCTCACTTCTGGCAAACACTTGCTGATTGCCAGGTCGCGGAGACTTGAAGGGTAGCTCCAGCAAGGATCCCAAAGCTAACTTCCGCCCCAGTCGTGAAGGATTCCGGCCTGACAGACATTGAGCACATTACTGATCGGGTTTGTTCGAGCATGTCGCGCGCCACTTGTTCAGCCATCCTTCGCATTTCTGACGTGTCAGCTGACGCAGCTTTGTTGACATATCCGACCGTTGCCACGGCCTCAACAGTATCGCCAGATTGTAGAGGCTGCTGAAGTGCTTCGGTCTGCGAATCGTAGATTGCCTTCACGGCGCCTTCTTCGTTCTTGAGAATATACACCTTGCTGCTCTCGCTTTTGAGCACAGAGTCCGCCCGACCCTCGGGGCTGCCCTTCGGTGTGATGCTGATTTTGCCATCCGGGCCGAGTTGTGCGTCGTACTGTAGTGTCTGAGCACTTGCTCCGTGAGCCACGAGTACTGCCGCTAAAATCAAGTTCCGCTTCTTCATCGTGCACCCCAAAAAGGTGGCCTTTTTGTCGGAATGAATGCGCCCCGCGACGTAGCAGGGCACACCCGATCATTTTTGAATGTTTGCTTCGATCCCGTTCGAGACTGCAAGCAAAAGGTCTCGCGCGCCGCGCCCATCATCAGTGTCGGGGAGCCCGTCGAGGTGGAACTTGATGAGCGAAACGGCCTGTTCGCGAGTGATGACTCGCGCATCTAGCAACGCGGTCAAATTCGTACGAGCTAATTGGAATGCCGCTAATGCATATCCCGTTGCACTCGCGTTAGGAGTTACACCCTGTGACATATCTTTTCTCCACTTAGTCTTTGTTCTTCAACTGTTCTGGCTTAAAACTGGCAGACGTGGGCGTGTAAACATTCCCCTCTTGGTTGAACCAAACTGTATCGACCGTTCCGTACTCGTTTCGGGGATCCGTCACCGTCATTAGTGGCCCCCCTGACTTGAGTTGCACTACTGTGCCCACCTTAAATTCCATTCTTCCATTCTCCCGTCTTGGTTGAGTATAGCGCCGGACACGTTGGCAGCGCCTGAGGCAATATTCTATGGGCGATCTACGAGAGTGAACCAATGTCCACAGGTAAGGACGAGAAGAGCCGCGCCGACTGGGAGGCCATCGAGCGCGAGTACCGCGCTGGCCAGATTTCCCTGCGCGCCATTGCTACCGCGCACGGGATTACTGAAGGCGCCATCCGGAAGCGAGCAAAGGCAGAAGGCTGGCAAAGGGCCTTGGCCGAAAAGGTCCGCCAGGCGGTACGCGAGAAGCTGGTACGCACCGACGGTACGCAGGATGGTACGCAGCCCCAACGCGCGTCGGACAGTGAGATTATAGAAGGGGCCGCTATCCGTGGCCTCAACGTCATCACCTCTCATCGGAAGGACCTGCAGCAGCTTCACGGGTTGAAGCGCGTGCTCGCCGAGCGCCTTTCCACTTACATGCAGGGCGTCGCACCTGACGGCCCATGCCTCGGCGACAAGGAAAGCCCGGGCGACCTGCTCGAAAAGCTCTCGCGCATCACCGCTCGTTTGATCCCGCTCGAAAGGCAGGCGCATAACCTCGATGCCGAACCAGATGAACCAAGCGGCGGCCGATCGCTCGCAGACTTCTACGGCGGCTCGGAAGGATAAGGCCACTCTCAACCCGGCACTCCGTAGCTTCTGGCTCACCCCGGCGCGCAACCGGGTTCTTTATGGTGGACGATCGAGCTCGAAGTCATGGGATGCCGCCGGCTTCGCTATCTTCCTGGCAACGCAATGCAGGATCCGGGTTCTGTGCGCGCGCCAGTTCCAAAACAAGATCGCGGAGTCGGTCTACACCCTTCTGAAGATCCAGATCGGGCGGTTCGGCCTCGAGAGTGAGTTCATCATCACTGAGAACTCGATCCGGCATAAGCGCACCGGCTCGGAGTTCATGTTCTATGGCCTCTGGCGCCATATCGACGAGATCAAGTCCCTCGAAGGCATCGACATCTGCTGGATCGAGGAGGCGCATAACCTCACGCAAGAGCAGTGGGACATTCTTGAGCCGACCCTCCGCAAAGAGGGATCGCAGTTCTGGATCATCTTCAACCCGCGGCTGACGACGGACTTCGTTTATCGCCGCTTTGTCACGAACACGCCGCCGGACACGATCAAGCGGCAAATCAACTACAATGAAAACCCGTTCCTCTCCTCGACCATCCTCAAGGTCATCGAGGCGAAGCGCAAAGAGGACGAGGAAGAATATCGCCACATCTACCTGGGCGAGCCGCTCGAGGACGATGACGCCGTCATCATCAAGCGCTCGTGGATCAGGGCGGCGATTGACGCGCACAAGAAGCTCGGCATCCAGCCGGCCGGCGGCAAGCGCGTCGGCTTCGACGTGGCAGACAGCGGCGAGGACAAGAATGCAGCGGTGGCTGCGCATGGCTTCCTTGCCATCCATGTCGACGAATGGAAGGCGCGCGAGGACGAGCTGCTAAAGTCGGCCGGCCGCGTTCATGCGCTTGCCCGAGAGCTTGGCGCATCGATCGATTACGACAGCATCGGGGTAGGGGCTTTCGCCGGCGCCCACTTCCAGGCGCTGAATGCAGAGTTCAGCGCCCGGATCGACTACTTCAAGTTCAATGCCGGCGGCGCGGTACTCAATCCTGATCGTCGGATCGACCCTAACGACCCGCGATCTCCGACGAACAAGGATTTCTACGCCAACCTGAAGGCACAGACGTGGTGGAGCGTCTCGAAGCGGTTCCGCAACACCTTCAATGCGGTGGAAAGGGGGGAAGCCTTCGAAGCGGACGATCTCATCGCAATATCCAGCGAGTGCGATCACCTCGATCGGTTGATCGACGAACTCTCGACTCCGCGTAAGGACTACGACAACTCAGGCCGGTCCAAGGTTGAAAGCAAGAAGGATCTCGACAAGCGCGACATCCCGTCGCCGAACCTTGCCGACGCCTTCGTGATGGCTTTTGCGCCGCGCACCGGCAGCTTCACGCTATCCAACATCTGAGGGCTTCATGGGCAACATCTTCGCATTCGTCCGCGACAGCCTGACGAATCTGGTTTCCAACCTCGGCACCAGCAGGGACAAGGCAGCAGCGACGTTCTACTCCATGCCGATGTTGTCGGACGAGGAACTGCTCAACGCCTACCGTGGCGCGTGGTTGCCGCGGAAGATCGTCGACATTCCGGCATTCGACAGCATCCGCGCCTGGCGCGATTGGCAGGCGAAGAAGCCGCAGATCGAGGCGATCGAGGCGGAAGAGAAGCGGCTCAACCTGATGGGCAAGCTGCTGGAGGCCCGCATCAAAGCGCGGCTTTGGGGCGGCGCGGCGCTCGTCATCGGTACCGGCGACCAGGACCTGACGGCGCCGCTCAACGTAGAGCGCATGGGGAAGGGCGGCCTGAAATACCTCACGGTCATGACGCGTCGCCATCTCACGGCCGGCGAAATCGATCGCGACCCGGCTTCGGAATGGTATGGCAAGCCGAAGATCTACCAGTTGAACTCCGCCGATGGCGCTCACGTCGAAATTCATCCGTCGCGACTGGTCATTTTCAACGGCAGCCAGCAGCCGGACGAAGACATCGTAACGACCACCTATGCCGGTTGGGGCGACAGCGTACTCCTGTCGGTCGTCGATGCGATCAAGCAGGCGGACGGTACCGCCGCGAACATCGCCAGCCTCGTGTTCGAAGCCAAGGTAAACGTGATCCGTATTCCGGATTTCATGCAGAACCTCGGCAATGCAGAGTATCGGGCGAAGATCCTCGAGCGCTATACGCTCGCTGCCACGGCAAAGGGCATCAACGGTGACCTCCTCCTCGACAAGGAAGAGGAATACGAGCAGAAGACGGCGAGCTTCGCCACGCTGCCGGAAGTGCTCATGTCGTTCCTGCAGATCGTGTCGGGCGCGGCCGACATCCCGGCTACCCGGCTCCTCGGCCAGTCGCCCGCGGGAATGAACGCCACCGGCGAAAGCGACCTGCGGAACTATTACGACCGCCTGCAGGCAATGCAGACCGTCGAGATGACACCGGCGATGGCGCGCCTCGATGAGTGCATCATTCGCAGCGCTTTGGGCTCGCGCGACCCGGACATCTACTACGAGTGGGCGCCGCTCTGGGGCATGTCCGAGAAGGAAAAGGCTGACGTCTTCAAGACGAAGGCCGATGCTGCTCGGCAGCTGGTCGGAAGCGGTACCGGGCAGGAGATCATCCCGCGCGATGCCGTTTCCGACGCGCTGGTCAATACGTTCATCGAGGACGGATCATTGCCCGGGCTCGATGCCGCGATTGAGGAGTACGGCAAACTAAGCGAGCAAGAGCCGGATGAAGACGAGGCGCGCGCGGCTGCCGGCGAAGAGGCTCTGGCCGCGGAGGAATGACCATCACAGCCGCCGCTTTGCAGAAACGATAGCTAGAATTATCACCAGGGCGGCGATGGCAGAGGGGCCTGTTGCGGCGGCCTCGATGCCAAAAAGCTTTATCGTTAGGAAATCGGTCGGAACTGACATGGCGCACCTCTCAACAAAAAAAGTGGTGCTGCCTGCTGCCGCAATATGAGCCGAAGCTCGTAGAAAGCAAGTGGTCCGATGGCCGGCGCAGTTCCAACCATTCCCACCTGTACCGACTGATACCGACTGTTACTTTCTGAGACGATCACATTTGTGTGATTGCTTGAGGAGTCCCCCATGAAATTCACAGACCTTGCACCGATCGCGGGCACGCGACGGACCGCCGACGGCTACCTTGTTGCTGACGTGCGCACCGCCCGCACTGGCATCCAGCTGTATGCCGGTTATGAGGTCGGCAAGCCGGACATGCAGGTCGTGAAGGTCTATCGGCCAGAGGAACAGGTATTCGACAAAGCCAGCCTCGGCAGCTACGCCCACAAACCTGTGACGAACGATCATCCGGACGAGGCGGTGACGGCTGACAACTGGAAAGCGCTTTCCGTCGGCCAGATCGGCGACGAGGTTGCCCGCGACGGTGAATTCGTCCGCATCCCGCTCATCGTCATGGACGGTGCCACGATCAGCGAAATCGAGGGCGGCAAGCGCGAGCTGTCCGCCGGTTACACCTGCGATCTCGCCTGGGAGCCGGGCACCACGCCAGCGGGCGAGAAGTACGACGCCATCCAGAAAGATATCCGGATCAACCACGTCGCCATCGTGCAGCGCGGCCGCGCCGGATCAGAAGCTCGCATCGGCGACGGTGTGAGGTCGTGGGGCGCTGCCCCGTTCACCAGTGATCAGAAACCGAAAGAGGACAAGATCATGACCCTGAAGACGGTTACCGTCGATGGCATCCCGGTTGAAGTAACCGACCAGGGTGCCACGGTGATCGGCACGCTCCAGCAGCGCCTTGCCGACGCCAACACCAAGATCGCCGACGCCGAGAAGGCCCATCAGACGGCTCTCGCCGCCAAGGATGCCGAGCTGGCGAAGAAGGATGCCGAGGTTGATGCTCTGAAAGGCAAGATCCTTTCCGACGCCGACCTCGACAAACGCGTGCAGGCCCGCGCCGATCTCATCACCAAGGCGCACACGATCGCCAAGGACGTGAAGACGGAAGGCCTCTCCGACGCCGCCATCCGCAAGGCTGTTGTCGTCGCCAAGCTCGGCGATGCGGCCATCGCCGGCAAGTCGGAAGCTTATATCGACGCTCGCTTCGACATGCTCGTCGAGGATGCCAGCAAGAACGGCGCCGATCCCTTCCGCACCGTCGTGCAGCAGGGCCTTTCGCAGGTCAGCGATGCCGACAAGGGCGTGACCGACGCCTATTCCCAGATGGTCGCCGACATGAAGGCCGGCAAGACCTCTGCAGCGGCCAACTAAGGAGGCGCTTCAATGGCTACCTACCAGACCACCTATGGCGCGGCTCCCGCGAAGGGGCTTGCAGGCCAGATCGCTTCCGAAGAGAAGTGCAACAAGGTCAGCCGCACTGTCGAGACGGCAGCCGGCATCAAGTTCGGCGCTCCTGCTCAGCGGGGAGCCGGCAATCATGGCGTTGCCATCCTCACCACCGGCGACTTCCTCGGGCTCGCAGTGCTCAACCCGGCGGTACCGCCGAGCGCCAGCAACCCCGACGCCTATCCGCAGTACTTCACCGGCGCCTTCATGACGATGGGCACGATGTACGTCACTGCGGGTGCAACGGTCGCTGCCGGCGACCCGGTCTACTACGTGACCGCAACGGGCCGCTACACCAACACGGACAACACCGGCGCCAACCCCGCTATTCCCGATGCCTTCTTCGAAGAATCGGGCACCGGCGGCGCCATCGTCCAGATCAGCCTTGGCCTGCGCCATCAGGCGTAACGCCTCGCGAAAGGAACCCTGAATTATGAACCAGATCATCCGTCAGGCCTTCGCTGATGCGCAGGCCGCGTTTCCCTTCGTCATCGCGCAGGGGCGCAACATCGAGACCCGCATCTACCAGCGGCGCTATCCGACCTTCAACTACGGCGCCCACGTGCCCGTCGTTACGGAAGGGAACGCCTGGGCGATCGGGACGACCTTCTTCACCGTCGATACCGCAGGCGAGGCGAAGTTCCTCTCCGGCGCCGGTACCGACATGCCCTTCAACCAGGCAACGAAGGACATGGCCAGCCATGACTTCGCGATGATCGGCTCCGGATGGGAGTGGAACCTCGAAGAGGTCAACCAGGCTGCCCTTTACGGCATCGACCTGAACGGCACCAAAGCCATGTCGGCTTCCGACAAGGTCGAGCGCCTCCTCAACTCGGTTGCCATGGTCGGCACGACCGAGAAGAACTGGACCGGCTTCGTCAACGACCCGCAGGTCTCGCGTGTCGACGTTGCGGCTGATGGCGCAGGGGGCGGCGGTTCGTCCACCTTCTGGGTCAACAAGACCAACGACCAGATCCTTCGGGACATCAACGACCTGATCTCCAGCGTTCGCGAGAACACGTCGGAAGTGGAATGGGTCGACACGCTGCGGCTGCCGCCGGAAGCGTTCCGCCTCATCGCCACCCGCCGTCTTGGCGAGGGCGATGGCATGCTGACCCTGCTGGAATACATCCGCCGCAACAACGTCTACACGGCGGAAACCGGCCAGCAGCTCGACATCCAGCCGCTGCGCGAGCTCGCGAGTGCCTCTCAGGACGGCGGCGGCCGCATGGTTGTGTATCGCCGGGATTCGGAAGTTCTCCGCTTCCACCTGCCGATGCCGCGCCGTGTCCTCCAGCCGCGCCAGAAGTCCATCATGGGCTTCGAGACCGGCATCATCGCCCGTACCGGCGGTACCGAATGGCGTCTGCCCGGTGCTGCCGCCTACGGCGACGAAATCACCGCACCGTAACCGGAGGATCAGTCATGAAGGTCACCAACAACAGCAAGGCGCTGCAGGGCGTCCGCTCCAAGGGGCGGGCGGTCTACATCCCACCGGGTGAGACCCGCGACGTCGACCTTGAAGGCGTCGACCTCGAAAAGGCCAAGCGCCTTCGCTTCCTCAAGATCGAGGGCGTCTCCAAGGCTGCAAGCAACCAGGACGGCGATGGGCCGAAAACGGCACTCGAAGTGCTCGAAATGGCAAAGGACCAGAACGTGCAGTTCATGTCCTTCAAGTCGGCCGCCAAGAAGCTGCTCGGCGAAAAGACCCCGTCCACCAAGGACGAGATCGTCGCGGCTCTCGAAGAGCTGGCGACGCAGCCCTGACAATCAGCCCGGCGGTAATCTGCCGGGCCTATTCTTGCATCGGAGATCGACATGGCTGGATACGGCACGAACGACGGCTTCACGGCGTACGCAACCGAAGCTGGCTATGTCTTTCCCGATGGCACGACCGATGCCCAGAAAACCGCTGCACGTCAGCGCGGTTCTCTGGTGATCGATCGGTATGAGCCGAAGTTCAGCGGTCGGCGCACCGGCGGCTACGCTCAGGAGCGCGCATGGCCGCGCACCGGCGCTACGATCTATTACGGCGAGGCAATCCCCTCGGGCGAAATCCCGGTCGCGGTTATCAACGCCTCATATGAGGCCGCATTCCTCGAGTTGACGAACCCAGGCAGCCTTTCACCTGTCGTGACCGGGACGGCAACCGTGAAGCGCGAGAAGATCGGACAGCTTGAAGTCGAATATTCAACCTCTTCTTCAACGGACATCGACGATCTCGTCGCGCTCGCCACGCCTGTCGTCACCACGATCGAGGGATTGCTCTGGCCGTTTCTCGTGCCGGTCTGGCCGGGTGCTTTGGTGGTGTAGCTCCAGGCATCGCGCGCACTTGATCAGAATACGCCCAGTGAGCCGAGCAACGAGACCATTCCGGCGATCAAAATAACGAATTGAGCCCTCTGCTTCATCGTAGGGTCGATTGGGAGCTTCTGCACGAGATAAAACACAACCCCGACGAAGAGGATGGTCAGGAGGATGCTGATTGTGGCGGACATGTCCCCCAGATCCTTGAACAAAGAGCCTTGCGGCAATGAGGCGTAAATAAGGCTTAGCTCTCGAAAAGGAAGGGCGGAGGATGGCAAACCCGATCTATGCGCGCCTGCAGGTAACCGCGCAGCGTCTCATCGCCAAGTATGGCCAATCCGCTAGTGTGAAGCGGATCACGCCTCCGGATCCTGTTTACGGCGGCGAGCCTGTCGTGACGTCGTATCCAGCCACGCTCGTCCCAATGGCCTATGAGGCCCGCTACATCGACGGCACGGTGATCCAGACCGGCGACATGCAGATCTACATCTCGGCGGTCGGACTGCCGACCGAGCCCACCGTTGGGGACGTCGTCAACGCCAATGGCGCCGATTACGCCATCGTGGCCGGAGACCCGAACAGATACGACGGCATCACGCCAGTCGTCTTCATCGTCCAAGGAAGGATTGCAGCATGAGCGTGCCCGCACAGGACTTCCACATACTCATGGAAGCGCCTGCTTCGAAGATATTCGCCGTCCTGGTCGACCTCTACGGACGTGAGATCGCGGACAAGGTAGCCAAGGAAGTGATCAAACCCGGCGTCGGCCCAAAGGTCGACTGGCCCAAGTGGTGAAAGGAACCGCCATGAAAATCCGCTTCGTGAAGAACTACAAGGGCCGCGGCGTCGGCGATACGGCCGACATGCCGGAGACGGAGGCGCGGGCTCTGATCGGCATCGGACTGGCCGAGGAAATGCCGGCCGAGAAGCCGGCCAAGAAGGTCGAAAAGGGAGTGCAGCAGTGAACCGGCGCTCCTTCTTCGGCTTTGCCTTCGGCGGCGCTATAGCCGCGCCTGTTGCGTTACTCGTTGGCGAGAAGCCGACGACCGAGTATGTCCAGGGCGAAGTCCTTTCGGTTGAACCCATCGCTCCGAGCCCGATCACGGTCGAGTTGATCAAGGCAGAGGTGCAGAGCGTCGTAGCACTAGCAATGCGCCAGGCTGAGGAAATCAGACTGCGCGGGTTTGCTGCCGGTCAATCGCGCTATTTCGCTCGGAAGGCCTAAGCCTTGGCGTCTCTTCGCCAGCAGCTCGACGCGCTCATTGAAGAGCTTTCCCCTGCAATGGAGAAGGCCTTCCGAGAGGCGATCGAGGACATCAAATCCGAGATCGTGTTGAAAGAGGTCGTCGAGCGGCTGGAACGCCGGGACGTCGAGGGCGCCATTGCAGCGCTTCACATCGACCCGGCAGCCTTTCGGCCGCTCTCCGAAGCGATCCGGACCGCCTTCAATGCCGGCGGCATCCTGGTTGCCAAGAACATGCCTCGCCTGTCCGATCCGGCCGGCGGCCGTGTCGTCTTCAGGTGGGATGTCCAGAACCAGCGCGCCGAGCAGATCATCCGCGAAGCTTCTTCCACGATGATCACGCACGTCACCGAAGACACGAAACAGATGGCCCGGGAGCGGATCGAAGCAGGCTATGCCAAGGGGCAGGGGCCAAACACGATTGCGCTCGACATCGCCGGCCGTGTGAACCGGGTCACCGGCCGCCGCGTGGGCGGATTGCTCGGCATGACGGCCCAGCTTGCCCGAACCGTCGAGAACGCGCGCACGGCGCTCCTCTCGGGCGACGTGGAGCGCATGAAGCACTACCTGACGCTGACGCGCCGTGACAAGCGCTTCGATCGGCAGGTGGCCAAGGCCATCCGCGAGGGGAAGCCGCTTCCGGCCGACGCAGTCCAGAAGATCACCGTCCGCCTGGCGGACCGCTATGTTCAGCTCCGCGCCCAGACGATCGCGCGCACGGAAACGCAATCATCGGTGCATGCGGCCAAGCACGAAGCCTATCAGCAGGGGCTTGATCGCGCCGGCCGTGACGCCAACCTCGTCACGCGCCGTTGGCGTTCGGTTGGCGACGGCCGTGTGAGGCACACGCACCAGGTCCTGAATGCTGAAGAGGTCACCGGCATGGACCTGCCGTTCCAGTCGCCGTCAGGCGCTATGATGCGCTTCCCGGGCGATACCAGCCTCGGCGCTGGTGCAGCAGAGATCATCGGTTGCCGCTGCCACGTCGAATATAACTTCGACTTCGCCGAGGAATACGCGAGATCGCGAGGCGGCTGATGGCTGAGAACAATCTGAGCTTCGCCGCACAGGTCTCGGAATGGGTGCAGGCGGAGAAGGAACGCGAAGCGGCCGTCCTGCGCACCGCGGCGCAGATGGTCGCGAATAACGTCCGGAGATCGGTTGCGGAGGGCGGACGCATCCCGGTCGATACCGGCAACCTCAAGAACTCGCTGATGGCATCGACTTCCACAATGCCGCGCGTTGATGAGGGCGAGAGGGAATATCCGGATCAGAGCGGAGAGATCGAGCTGATCATCTCCAATCTCGACGTCGGCGAGACGCTCTATCTGGGATTTCAGGCGGCCTACGGCCCCCGCATGAATTACGGCTTCGTCGGGCAGGACAGTCTGGGCCGCGTCTACAATCAGCAGGGTTTCGGCTTTGTCGATGCTGAAGCTCAGACCTGGTCGCAGACGGTCAAGGAAGCTGAGGCGAAGGTTCGCGGTCGCTTTGAAGCGGGTCCGTCCCCTCGGACATGATGATCAAAGCCTTTTGAAGGACATCGAGATCGCGGATTGCGGCGGAAAGAACCTGCCGGCCGTTCTCGGTTCGCACTGTCTTGTTCAGCAGCAGCGATTGCGCCTCGTGCAGGAGGTCATGCACCTCGGTATCTGAGAGCGCTTTGTTTTCGGCCATAGGCCAAGGGGTAGCACGATGGCCGAAACCGTAGAAGAGAAAATCTTCCGCGCGCTGATTGAGCGCGTCCGGATCATGCCTCTGCCCGCCGGTTGGACTGTCGCCGCAAACATCGCATTCCCGGGCGTCGCCTTCACGCCGACGGCTTCCAAGCCATTTCTCAGCATCGAGGTGCATTTCAACCGCTCGATCGAGACGGACATCTCAATGGAGATGGACCCGATCCGGCAGGGCTTCATGCGGGCGAACGTGATGTGGCCGAAGGGGCAGGGCATGTTTCAGGCGATCGATTTCTCCGGCAAGGTCCGCGCCTTCTTCCGCCGCGGAACGCAGCTCACCTTCGAGGGCACCCGAACAGACATCAACGAGGATCCGGAGCTCGGGCCTCACATCACCGGCGACACGCACATCGCGCAGCCGGTCACCATCCGTTGGCAGTGCATGCCAGCAGTTCCGGCCTGATTGGCCCTGCCGCTCCGCGCCTTCGGCAAGCGCAATCAGACAGAAAGGATTGAGCTATGGCTCAGCTGTACCCAGTCGCGGGCGCGAAGATCTATATCGGGCCGGCGGTGAATAACGTTCCGGATGACGCGGACATCAACGAGGCGCTCTTCTCGTCGGTCAGCTTCACCGAAGTGAAAGGCTGGCAGACGATGGGCGCGATCGGCGACGCCGCGGCGCTCATCACCGAATCCGTCATTTCGTCCGGCCGCGATCTGAAGGCGAAGGGCACGCGAAACGCCGGTTCGATGCAGAACAACTTCATCATCCTTCCGGATGACGTTGGACAGATCGCGCTTATCGAAGCCGAGGCAACGCCGTACAACTATCCGTTCAAGCTGTTGTTCAACGACGCGCCGCCGGCGAAAACGTCGACGGTCACGATGACCATCGCATCTCCCGGCGTGATCTCCTGGAACGCGCATGGCCTCGCCGCTGGCACCCCGGTCAAGTTCTCGACGACTGGCGCGCTGCCGACGGGCCTTACGGCAGGCACCACCTATTACGTGTTGAACCCGACCGCGAACGACTTTCAGGTGGCGGCGACGCCCGGCGGTGCGGCGATTGACACAAGCGGCACGCAGTCGGGCACACATACCGCGACGACCGTACCGACGGGCACGACGAAGTACTTCTACGGGATCGTCATGACCGCCCAGGAAAACGGCGGCGGCGCCAACACGGCTCGCCTGCTGCAGGGCAATGTCGAAATCAACAGCGCCGTTCTGACGCTTGCTCCTGCAGGTGGTGCGTAATGGCTGAAGAGTTTGTCGACCTTTCCGGCCTCGAAGCCCTCGTCCAATCTCAGGAAGAGGGCATCGAGATCGATATCCTGAACGAGCAGGACAAGCCGATCGGCCTGAAAATCCGCGTAGTCGGTCCGGATAGCGACCGGATGCAAAAAGCAATGCGCGATGTCGCCGCCGAGTTTGCCAAGGCGGCAGCCGAGCGCGAAAGCCTGGGCGAGGCGCCCGCCTACGACGGGGATGCACGCTTGGTCGCCATTCTGGCGAAGGCGACCGTCAGCTGGTCACCGAATCCGAAGATCGGCGGTAGTGTTGTGCCCTTCTCGGAGGAGAATGTCCGAAACCTTTACACCAAGTTCCGGATCATCCGTGAGCAGGTAGAGGTTCGCGCGGTTCGCCGCGGCTCTTTTACCAAAGGCTGATCGACCGGCTCTGCAAGCTTATCGTCGATCAGCACGAAGGTAAGAAGCTCGCTATCCCCGCCGCTGGACAGCAGGTCTGGTGGTGGTTCAGAGAGCTGGACAGCCAGCGCACCGGGAACGGCTACGGGCCCAATGCTCTCGGGTTTCAGGCAATTGGAGAATGGGCGAGGCTTCGCGGCCTCGTCCTCAAGCAGTGGCAGCTCGATGCCATCCTGGCGATGGACCTGAAACGCCGCGAGATCATGGCGCCGAAGGATAACGAGCCAGAGCCCGAAAAGCCGAAAGTCTCAGAGCGTCCGCTCTCCGCGCGCCTCTTCGATGCGCTCTTCCCAAGCAAGAAGTGATAGCCGATGTCTGAAGCGACCCTTGGTTTCAAGATCGATAGTTCGCCGGCCGTCAAAGGCGCGGCTGACCTCGATCATCTGACGGCAGCCGCTGGTCGCACTCAGCAGGCTGTTGGGAAGCTCGAGAACGAGGTCGAGCAGCTCGGCGGCGCGCTTGGGAAGGCAGGGCAGGGCGCTGGCAGGCTCAAGCCTCCGATTGATGACCTCGGCCGCTCGTTCGGAGCGCAGGACGAGCATGTGCGCGCCTTCCGGATGGAGGTCGAGCGGCTCACGCTGAAGTATCAGCCGTTGGCGAAAGCGTCGCGCGATTACGAGGCGTCGATCGGCGAAATTCAGAGGGCCCACAAGCTCGGCGCCATCACGGCACAGGAGATGACACAGGCGCTCGATCGCGAGCGGCAGGCCTATGAACGGCTGAAGACATCGGCGACGGCCGCCGGCGCTGCGGTGAAGGCTGCGAACACGAACCGACCTGGCGGGCAGGGCTTCAACTCTGCCAACGCGGCGTTCCAGTTCCAGGACATCGCCGTCACGGCGGCCATGGGCATGAACCCGCTCATGATCGGTCTGCAGCAGGGCACGCAGCTTGCGTCCGTTCTCGGGTCGATGGAGCGGCCGGTCTCTGGCCTGGCCTCGGCCTTCGCGTCGCTCATCAGCCCTGTTTCGCTGATCACCATTGGCTTGACCGCCGGTACCGCCGCGCTCGTCCAGTATTTCATGACGGCAGAGAGCGGCACCGACAAGACGAGCAAGCTCTTCGAAGAGCAGAACGACCTGATCCGCCGCGCTGCCGCCCTCTGGGGCGACGCTGCGCCGCAGCTGAAGGCCTACGTCGACGAGCTGGACCGCGCCGACAAGATCACTCAGGGTCGGGAAGCAGGAGAGATCCTGGCCGGCCGGGAGCTAGAGGGCCTCGGCGAGGAGTTGCAGGGTGTCAACCGGCAGTTCTCCGAGGCGGTTCGCGGCCTCCGTAGCATCGACGCTGACCCCGCATTCATACGTGATTTCTCGCAGGCCTTCGGTGACCTGCGCGAGCGCCTCGACCAGGGCACTGCATCGATAGCGGACATCAACAACGCCCAGCGCTTCTTGTCGGAAGCGGTGGACCGCTATGGCATTAAGTCCGTTCTCGGCTTCCGGGACGCTTTCGACCTGATCACCAAATCGATCCGAGACAGCATCGAGGCTTCGCGGGAAGCGCGCGCTGCTTGGATTGCGGGCATCGCCGGCGCCGATAACGTTCAGGACATCATCTCCGGATCGTTCTTCACCGAAAACGGCAGGACGATGCGCACCGCGGACTTCACGCCGCGCAACCCGGGTGTCCCGACCAGCCGACCGAACATCGAGTTAAGCGGTGATCCGGACGCCACGACCATCCTCAACTCCGATGGTCGCCTGACCTCAGTGCCGGTACCGGGGCAGAAGCCGAACTTTTTCGAGCTCGAAACGCAGAAGGAGAAGGTCGACGACGTCACGAAGGCCTATCGGCAGGCTGCCGAGGCGAAGGCTGACTTCTGGCTCGACATCTCGTTTCAGGAGCGCCAGGCCGAGCGCAGCGCCATCGATCGCCAGGTAGCAACCACGCTCACGCGCTACGGCTTCAACGAGAATCTGAACTCTCCTGAGGCTAACGCAATCCGCCAGGGCCTACGCCGTGATGAAGCGAAGGACGCCTTCAAGGGCTTCTTCGACGGCATTCACCAGGAGGCATGGGCGAATGGCGGCAAGATCGGCGATGCAATCGTCAAGTCGGCTCTGAGTGCTGCGCAGAAGGCCAGCGAAAAGGCGTGGGATGCCATCTTTGATCAACTGGCTACCGCTGCCGCCAATTGGCTGACCGGCGGAAGCGGGAAGTCTTCGGGGGCCGGTGGCGTCGTGAGCAACCTGCTCGGTGGAGCCGCAAACGACAACGCCTCCTTTGCTGCGCCAGTCGGTGCCGTGGCGCGTTCCTCGCTCGGCCCGGTCTCGGGGTCGGGTGCGGAGCTGGCATGGAACTTCTGGAAGTCGAAGGGCCTCGCCGACCATCAGGTCGCCGGCGTCCTCGGCAACATCAAGGCCGAAAGCGCGTTCAACCCGCTCGCCGTCGGCGACGGCGGCAACGCCTTCGGGCTCTACCAGCACAATGACCGCAGAAACAACCTGTTCAGCGCGATCGGTGGGAAGGGAAACCTGAGCAATGCTCTGGCGCAGCATGAATTCGCCTATAGCGAACTCATGGGGCCGGAAAGCCGCGCCTGGCAGGCGTTGACGAGCGCCAAGGATGTTCGGGGCGCGACCGCGGCGTTTGCAGGCTTTGAGCGCCCGTCCGGCTTCTCGTGGGGCAACCCCGAAGGCGCTCATAACTTCGCCGGCCGGCTCGATGGTGCGGAAGCGGCACTGGCAAAGTTCGGCGGGACGGCGCAGCAGGCTACCCAAGGTCTCGGCCAGTTCGGAAATGGACTGAGCCAGATGGGTTCATCGCTCGCCACAGGCGGCGCTGATGGGGGCTCCGGCTGGCTCTCTTTCCTGTCCGGGTCGATCTTCTCTGGCTCCGGCCAACTGGCGAGAAGCGGCGGCATCGGCCTCTTCGCCGACGGGACGAGCTATGCGCCGGGTGGCCTGTCGGTTGTTGGAGAGCGCGGTCCGGAGTTGGTCAATCTCCCTCGTGGATCGCAGGTATTCGATACGAACAGGAGCGCCCGCATGATGGGCGGCAACGGCAATAACAGCAACGCCCCGGCGAACCTCAACGTCAACGTCATCGGTGCAAACGGTGATGAGCACGTCCGCGCCCTTGTGCGGCAAGGCGTGGGCCAGGCGCTGTCTCAGTATAACGAGCAGCAGCGCCGCGTCGGCTTCGGGGAAACCCAGAAGCGATTTGTAGCGCAGAAAGGGTGATCGATGGCAGTTTACACCGGTCAGCCCGACGTGCCGATCATGTATCTACGGCCAACCCGGGCAAGTTTCGACAATCCCGGGTCGGCGATCGACGGCGGCGTCAATGGTCTCGGGGAGTCTATCAGCGTCGAGACCAGCGGCGGCGGCATCGTCACGGCAACCTACGAACGGTGCGTGCTGCAGGCTGACGACACCGAACGGCACGAGGTCATCAACTGGCTCGGCGCGCGCGGGAACGGTGGATATCGGTTCTTCAACGTGCCGATCATCAATGACGGGATCGGACCGTTCCCAATCATCGGCGGCAAGAAGCGCCCGATTATCAAGGGTATTCCGCACTCCGACGGTTCGTTCTTCTCAGACGGTTCCGGCTACAGCCAGGCGACGGTCTACGGCGAGGTGACGGAAGCGGCCGGCCTCGGAGCCGGGATCCTGAAAATGCGCGTCTACGGCGCAGCACGGCCGCTGCGTTGGTCGGATTGGTTCTCGATCTACCACCCGACCAAGGGCTGGCGCGCATATCGCTATTGGGAGGTTATCGAGGTCACCGACGAGCCGATACCGCTCTACACCTTGGCTATCACTCCGGCGCTTCGTGAGGCCGTTACCTCCGGAACTCGCGTCGAGCTCGCGCGCCCGATGTGCGTAATGAAGTTTCCGAGGGGCTTCACACTGCCCTGGGACTATGAGGGTTGGTATCACTCGCGGCCGACGTTGAGATTTACAGAAGCCTTCTAGCTATGTGAGCCATGACCATCGCGCCCCAGTGTGGATATTCGTGATTGTCTGGCGTGCAACACCGTACTCTCGGGCTAGCTCAGCTTGGGTCTTCACGCCCTTCAGACTTCGGATTCTTCGAACCTGATCTTCAGTCAATTTGACGGTCGGGCAACGTTCTCCCCGATGATGTGTGCCGTGGATCAGTTTGTCGCCCATATTATCGGCTCTCGTCTTCCAAGAGAGGTGAGCCGGGTTGACGCAGGCGCGGTTACCGCACCCGTGCGCGGCATCATAATCTGGGTCCGGAGAAGGACCGTTCACAAACTCGCAGATGTAGCGATGCGCTCTGTCCTGTTTCCCGTCGACGGTGATCGCGCCATATTCGCGTTCTGCGATGGTCCCAAAAGGCCATAGAAGGCATTCGGAGCCTTCATGTTTGATCGCCACATCGCGGATAAATCGCATCGCTTCACCGTGAGGCGCAGCGCCAGCCATAGGATCGCCGTGGCGCTTCAAGCGCTTGTAATGTGATGTGCAATAGCCACCGGCATATCTCTTCTTGTCGCACCCCTCTATCGCGCAGGATGGGAACTTACCGGCCATGAAGGGGCGACCGCCTTGCGGGTCACCATATCGACGCCACCGATGATAGTGCCCCGCGCACCATCCACGGTGAAACATCTTCTTGTCGCAATCGGGAATAGAGCATACACGAGGGTTAGCCATTCTGACCTCCAGCAAGGTTGGCTTGGTGAGAGCGCGTCGTGGGCGGCAACCCCGCGGCGCGTTCGCTATTTGTACACGGTGCATGCGGCTCCCTCAACACCAATTGGAAATTGAGAGGTGCCCGATGGAGTTCGTCCCATCTACCATCGTCGAGGAGATGCGCGGCAGCCATCAGCTCGGCATCTTCCTCAGGGTCGACACCGACCCTGCTTTGCACCTCTGGTTCGGGATTAACGACATCCCGGCCAACTTCGACAGCATCGACCCGACAGGAACGGTTTATCTCGGCGGCGGCCGTCTCATCGGCGTGCCGACGCTCGAGGTGCTGGTCAACGGTACCGCGGACAGTGTCGAGTTCACCCTTTCAGGTCTCGATCCTACGACATCGGCAAAGATGCTCGACAGCCTGCCGCCGGTGCGCGGCGCCGCCGTTCAGATGGGGCTGACGACGCTCGATCGGTATTTCCAGCCGATGAGCAGCATCATTCCGATCTGGACCGGTACCGCTTCTCATACCGGGGAGGTGAGCGCTCCGGTCGAGGAGGGGGAGAGCCGGAGCATCACGCTTTCTCTGGCCGTCGTAACCGGAGAGGCGACCCGTTCCCGTGGTGCGCGCTCGGTCTGGTCCAGCCCGCATCAGAAGGCGATCTCGCCAACCGACAAGTTCTGCGACGGCGTCAGCCGGCTCGCTCGCGGCGTCCAACCTGTTTGGCCGAACTTTTAAATAGGCGTTCCATGACCTTGCAAGAATTTCTTGCCCTGCCACACCAGTTCCGGTGGGGCGGGGTTGCTGGCGATGATTGCACGACCTTCTGCGGAACGTGGTTGCGCGAGAGCGTCGGCGTCGATCCTGCGGAGGCTTATCGCGGCACATACAGCACGGCCGAAGGCGCTTACGACATTCTCGCGCGGGCAGGCGGCCTCGTCGCTTTCGCTGCGGCCGCACTTGAGCCGCTCGGCTTTGTACGCACCGACGATCCGCAAGACGGTGACGTCGGCGTTGTGCTCGCTCCTGCTGGCATGGCCGGCGTCAAGGAAATTTGCGCTGTCCGCTTCGGACCGCTTTGGGCCCTGCTGGCGCCGTCCGGCGTCATCGCCAAGAAACTTGATTACGTGGCAGCCTGGCGCGCGCCGGATGGAGATCTGAACGTATGAGTTTCCATCATCGCATGATGCTGCAGCGCTATGGGCTCGGCTGCACGACGTCGCTTTACAGCGAAGTTCTGTTTGATCCGATCTTCACGCCGATCTTCACTGCCGTGCTCGGAACGGGCGCCTTCAATATCGGCGTTGCGTCCATCTCTTACGCGTCGATCGCATCGGCGATTGCAACGACGGCAATCTCGATCGGGCTGCAGGCGCTGCTGGCGCAAGCACCGAAGCCCCCGAAGCCAGAGGACGGCAGAGCGCCGCTCAACCAGGCGATACCGTTCCGCATCTACGCCGTCGGCCGCACTCGCGTCGCCGGCGCGCGGATGATGTGGGAGGCGAAGGGCTCCAACCTCTATTCGGTGCAGGCCATCGCCGGCCATCGGATCAAGTCGTTCAACCGGTTCTACCTGAACGATGATGAGGTGACGGTCGTCGACAATGTCGTCACGCCTTTAACGACGGGTGGAAGGTACGGCGCGGGTTCCGCAAACGTCCGGCTGTACACCCGCCTCGGCGCGAACCCCGAAACGCCCTATGCCGAGCTCGTCTCCGCACTGGGCGCGGACGGCATCTGGACCAACGATCATCGCGGCGACGGTCAAGCGTCGCTCGCCATGCGGGCGCACAATGCGGACGCGCAAGATCAGCAGACGGCGTTTCCATACGGCGCGCCTTCGCCATCGGTTGAGATCGATGGCGCCTACTGCTGGGACTTTCGCGACCCGGCGCAGAGCCCGACCGACCCGAGCACTTGGACGTGGACGCGCAACTCGGCCATCATCTTGGCTTGGCATCTCTGCTTCAACGAGTTCGGATTCGGTCTCGACTATCAGAAGGCACTCTTGCCGGTTATCGATCTCTGGAAAGAGGAAGCTGACATCTGCGACGAGGATGTCCCTCTCGCCGGCGGCGGCACGGAAAAGCGCTACCAGTGCAACGGCTGGGATACGACCGAGAACGGACCGAAGTCGGGCCTGAACGCGATCCTCGCCACCTGCGACGGTCATTTGGTTGCGCGCGGTGACGGCGCCCGCATCCTGACCGTCGGCGAGTTCCGAGAAAGCAGGACAGCCACGCTGACGGACGCCGACATTGTCGGCCACAACGTTCAGTACGGTGTGCTTTTCGAGGACGAGTGCAATCGGCTCGTGCCGAAGTTCACCTATCCGGCGACCAACTACACAAGCTGCGACACGGACTTCTTCGAGGACACGGCCGCTCAGATCGCAGCCGGCCGCGTCCTCACCATGGAGGGGAGTTACGAATGGTGCCACCAGTGGCGGCAAGCGCGACGCCTCGGCAAGCGGGATTGGCTGCGCCAGCGCCAGGAGGTCAAGGGCAGCCTCGATGTCCGGCTTTCCGGCATCAATGCAGTCTATGCGCGATGGGTCCGGCTGGAGACGCCCAAGCGGCTGCCCAAGCTGGACGGGAAACTGGTCGAGAACCGCCGCTCCATCGTCGCCCTCACCAAGGGCGGCTTTACGATGGACTTCATCGAGCATCCCCACGGGATCGACGACTGGAACCCGACCACGGAAGAGGGGCAACAGCCGCCGGTACCGCCGGCGGTGAATGCTTCCAACATCCCCACTCCGGTCATCAATCTCATTCAGGCGAAGGCCAACGGCGGCAGCGTCTACATCCGCGTCGTCATCATCGATCCAGCGGATGGCAGTTTCACGCCGGTCGTACGATACAGGGTTGCCGATGCGGATGGCCTCGGGACACCGGGCGCCTGGGTGGAGCAACAGAACCCGAGCGCCGAGCCTTCCGGCGGGTACATTGACCTTTCCACCGGGAACGTCCCGGCCGACAAGGTTCTTGATATTCAAGTGGCCTTCATAGCGTCCAACCGGCGGTATTCCACGTGGTCCGTCACCGAGACTGTAACCTCGACCGCTGATCCGACGCCTCCGGGTGTCGTTATATTGCCAAGCGCGAGCGGCGGCGTTGGCCAGGCAACCTACAGCTGGACCGCACCGAATAGCAGCAATTACGCCGGCGCCAAAATCTACTGGAACGCCGTCGATAACTTCGGCACCGCGAGCTACGCCGGTCCACCCGAGTATGGCGCTCCGAGCAGTGCGGACTCTACCGTTCGGTCGTTTGCCGCGGGCACCTATTACGGCTGGATTGTCTCCATCAACCGCTCCGGCATCGAAGGTTCGCCGGTAGCTACTGGCTCCTTCACCGTCTCCTGACGCCGCTCAAATCCTAATCCTCATGCCCTGGCTGGCTGCCGGGGCGCTTTCACATGGGAAACCGAAAATGGTCGAACTCGCCACTACTATCTGGGCCGATGGCCCTTCCTCTGATCCGCATGAGCCGGACAAGGCACAAATTCGGGAGTGGGGAACGTGGGTCGAGGGGATCATTACGGGTCTGTTCAATGGCGGTCTGATCTTTCCGAACAAGGCCGCTTTGGATGCTGATCTGGCCCACCCAGCCAATACAATGGCCTGGGTGCTTGGCGATGCGACTGTTGCCAACAACGGCATCTATCGTAAGATAGGCGCTTCTGGGGTCGGATCGTGGACGCGCGTCGCCGATCTGCCGTTCTCCTTCATCATCGCCAGCGACTTCGGGGCGGGAACCCCGAACGCTATTCAGGCGACGACGAGCATTCCGGTCAGCAATTCGGCGCTTGTCATGCTGAATGTGTTCGAGGCGAACACGGCGTCGCCCGTCACGGTTAGCTTCAATGGCGGATCTGCGCTGACGGTTAAGACCAACACCGGAAATGATGTTGCGGCGGGCGGCCTCGTCGCCGGAATGCGTCTGCTTGGCGTAATTTCCGGCAGCACCTACCGAATTCTCAACGATCAGGTGTCTACCGCCGTCGTCGCCGCTGCCGAAGCCGCTCAAGCCGGGGCAGAGGTCGCACAGGCGGCAGCTGAGGCCGCTGCTCAGGACGCGGCAAATAGCAGCTATGATTTCGTCCGCAACTTCAACAAGAACGGCGTCACATCCGACGACGCGAACTTTGCGACACTTGAAGGGCTTGTTTCCGGTCGAGTGATCGATCTTCAAGGTCTGAAATACAAGGTATCTGCAAAGAAGACGGGCAATCGGTACGTCAACGGCTACTTCGTCATCGACAACGCAGATGACACGGCCACCATTCACTACCCTGCTAAGGACACCCTTGTCCCTCTAGGGGCCCCGATCAACCTGATGCCGAATGAGCGCTACATAGGGTGGCCGCAGGGTGGGCCGGCTGTCTACGGCAATGAAGTGCTTGTGAAGATGAACAGCGGCGCTGGTCACGAAGACACGAGCCAATACGTTCTCACCCGCAGGTCCGGCGACGGCGGCGCGTCCTTCAAGGACTACCCGAAAGCCCTGTTTCAACGCTCTGACGGGAAGCGCGAAATGTCCATGGCGGTCGACAACGTCGATGGCCAGTGGCTCATGTCGACGTTCTTGCAGACTGTTGGCGGTGCGGTCGAGGAGTTGAAACTCTACGGCAAGCGAGCGGCGGAGTATCGCCAGTGGGGCGGCTCGTCCCCAAATCCCCAGATCCGCGTCACCACGACAAACGGCAGCCCCAATATCGTGGTTTACGACCCGAACCACGGCGTGAAGCCTGGTGATCGCGTACGCTTCGAACAAGCATCGGCAACTGTAGGGGGACTGGCTCTTTCGGGAGTAATGACTGTTGTGGAGGGCGGAGAGACAAACTTCACCGTCTTAGCCGGTTCCAACGCAACGGGTGACGACAAGAACATCGACCTGAACGTCACCTTTATCGAAGACGATTGGGCCGAGATCACCTTCAGCGGTGTCAGCCTTGGGTCGGCGATTGTCGCGGCTTCTGCTCTCGGCCACACCATGCCGACGCAAGTATCTGGCATTGCAGGTCGAAAGAACTCCGCCGGCGACATCTTCGTGACTATTCATGGAGGCGGTGTCTCTGGGCCGTGCCTGGTCGGGGTCAACAACATCTTCCGCACTGGTGCGCCGCGAGCCGTGGCGTCCGTGGCTAGGATTGGCGGCCTGACCGAAGGCTTGGAGGCGTCAATTGATATTGATCACGCGACGGGGGACATGTTCGGCGCGATCAGGACTGAAGGCGGATATCCATACCGCCGTTGGTATCTTCCTTTCGGCCAGACGGCGGGGAACGCCATAACCGCAACCGGCCCTGCGTCCCCCTTCGGCGCCGCCTCGCCCATAGGAATTCGGAAAATACCAGGCAAGAACGCTGTGTTCGGTATTATGTCCGGCAACCGCCTTCCGGCAACTGTGGATGCTGACCCGGTCCTTGGTCTTTACTTGCTCTACATGAGCTGGGACGACTTCAAAAACCCGGCGAGTGCAGGTTTCGACCATATCTATCTGCAGGATCTGCATTATACGGACTATCTGGTCCAGGATCGGAACGGTAACGGCGTGCCGGGAATCTACGTTACCGGCGATGGGGAAATCCTCGGCATTCTTTGGAGCGATCAATTCCAATCCGGAACTAAGAACGAGGGAGGTCAGCCGTCTACGTTCCTGCAGAGGCTCTACATCGGCCCAGAGGCAAAGCCGCATGCAGGCGCTGCGCCGGACGTTTCCGGATGGTTCGGCGATACGCCCGTATTGGCCTACTGGCCGCCGGAAGACGTCACCGAACTGAATGGACACTTCAACACGGACGGGTCTCTGGTCAAACGGACGTTCCGGCGTGGGCTTCGGCTTGCATGTTCCACGACCGGGACGGGCGTCTATCTGGTGACCTTTCAGGATACAGATGGAAACGCCGTCAATCTTGGCCACATCAATTACTATGTCGGGGTCACGACGTATGCTGGCGCTCACTACTGCTCGTTCTGGAACCAGACGAGTACAGGCTTCGAAGTGCGCACCTACGACGCGGCGGGCGCGGCTGTGAACCGCCAGTTCATGGTTGATGTTCGGATCGACAACGAATGGTCGGACAATCGCGACTAGTGGTAGTCCCGCCTAAACTTACGGATGATCTGGATGTTCTGCCCGTAGTTTTTGACGTTCCCCTCATGAGTGAGGCACACCCTCTTCCCGTCCTCCGAGAGGGCGTATGTGGTGTAGCTGAAATTGCCGGCGTCGTCGGCCGTTTCTACGGTGACATTCCGGCCCGAGCGAACGAAATGGATGATGTCGCCAGGCCTCGGAATTTCAAGACGGTAGGTAGAGGGCATCTCCGCACTTCCCGTTTTCACATGTGCTCAATGTACTCGATCGGGTCGAGGATCTTAATGTGGTCCTCGATCTGTTCAACGCCGGGTCCGTGGACGCCAGACTGTCGAAGCACCCGGCAAAGGGTCCGGCCAACCGAGATTGAACGAAGTTGCTTGTGCTTCGGGGCGTACATCAACGTTGACGACGAGATGGAGATAACGGCCGGGCAGTCGGAGTAGATTGCCAGGTATTCCGCGGGCGTATCGACACCTTCCACTAGACGGATTGTTTCGCTGGCACCAAGTTTCTCGATTGCTGAACGGTAGGCCCTTACGTTAGCGGGCTTCTCGCGCGGGTGCAGTTTGATGAGCACCCGCATGCCCGTTTTCACGCTCAGGTGGTTCAGCACATCAATCAGCGCGGCACTCATCGCCAAAGCATCGATTGGGAACGGCTGAGACGCGAATATCGCCGTCTTGTCATCAATCTCGTATTCAAAAGAGAGCCGGATTGCTTCCTTGATGATGGCCGGGTCGTCGTATTCTGGCGAGGTCTCCACGTAGCGCTGCGACTTGAAGTGCTTGGCCAGAACGGAAGGGTTGGAGGCGTAAACCGAGTCAAAGTTTCGCCATCCACCGAGGAACTCGGGCTCTGACTTCTCTAGGACCAATTTCTGAACTTGCGGCGTCTTGTACATTTCCCAGAATGTCAGGCCGATGAGCTTTGGAATTATCGCCAGCTGATGAAGCGCGATAACAATCGGCGCGATGACGTACTTCGTAATCGGCTGCTTCTTCCAAACGCGATTGTATATCGTCTTCGCGGAGGATGCGAGCGTGTGCGGGGTGAAGGTTGAGAAGCCATCAACGGAATACTTGTAGATGGCGGTTCCTTCTTCATACAAAGACAGTTTGGTCCCGCGCTTAAGCGCCTCGTCGCACAGAACCGCGTAGTGACGCTCGAAGGAGCACACGAACAGGTCGTCTGGCTGGACCTCGGTAAGCAGGGCCTTGTATGTGGCCCGCGCCCGTTTCGCAGCAAGTGCGCTAAGGTCATTTGACGCTGGGTGGATCTCAACCTTTTGGATATCCGCGAAAACATACGGATCTGCTATAGCGGCGGTCGCTATCGGCATCTGCGGGTTCTTTTTCGTGTACAGGATGGCGAGACTTGCACCGTTGATGCCAAGTTGCTTCGCCAGCTCCTGTGCTCGTCGAACCTGACCGACCTGCGAAACGATGAACAGGGCTTTGCGCTTGGGCGTGGTCGAGATGTTCATGTTTGTGGATCCGAACCGCGGTTAGGAGGATGCCCTTTTAGGGCGCTTCATCTTCGTGCGCAACCCCAGATATAAACTGGCCTTTGACGATTTGTCAGATTTCTTGTATGCGCCCGTAAGATTTTGAAGGGACACTCAAGTGACTGAACAACGCGTGCAAAAAAGTCTAGCTTTTAAGAAGCTGCGGCTTGCGATACACGACCAATATGATCTGAATTATGACGACCGTGGATCAGAAGCGCTCATTGTGGTGTTTTCGCCGAACCCTCGGCCAACGCTTCGGAAGTATCCTTTCGCTCATGACTGCCTCTATGTGGCGGATCGAAAGCTTCAGTATTACACCCGCAATCCAGGTCGTCAGACGATGACGCTCCACGGCTTCATTCAGCGGTGTGGATATCGAAAGGTCGCGTTCGTTGGTTCGTCAAAGGGCGGCGCGGGCGCGCTGCTGTGGTCTTCGTTGATATCCAAATGGGAGCGGTCGTTTGAGCTCTTTTGCTTGGCGTTCAGCCCCCAGACCCTTCTTTTCCCGTTCAACGAAAATCTGGTTTCGCTTCCCAGCTATGTGAACAACATCCGTTCGCTGGAGAGCGATGAAGGAACTAGGGCGAATTTCGAAGCCTACGGAGATATTCCGAAAATTCTCGCAGCGCGGGCCGCCCCCACGCTCGTTACCTATTCTGCGAAAAACAAGATGGATTGTGTGGAAGCCGAGCGTCTGGCGAGTATCGACGAGGTTCAGCTGAACCCGATCAATATAGGGTTCCATGGCTCCATCACGCCGTTCGTCATAAACTTGAACAATCACCAGGAAGTCGAGAAACTGGCCGCGAAGCTGTACGCAGACGCCGAGCTCGACGCCGATCTCAGGGCAATGCTGCCGGTTAACAGAGACGACTTCGCTACCATATTCCAAGGCCTGAACTGCCCGTCGCTTAGCGATCAGATCGACCAGTTCTGTAATTTGAGCGCCTTGAGTGCGGGTGACTCAATCGTTTCGGAGTGTTCTGCGTGAGAAGGTAAACACCGCCATCCCTACCAGCAATGCAACTGCTGCAACCTGGTAAAGGTAGGCACTATCCAATCCAACTGCTCTGTACTCGGGATAAAACCCTGTCCGGAAGAGCATGATCACATGGCAGAGGGGGTTGTATAGCAGGAAGTCTCTATAGGGTGGCGCCATGCTATCCGGGAGGAAAAAGACCCCAGACAAGAGGAACATGGGGCGCATCACGATCCCGTAGATCTGCTCATAAAGTGCATACCGAATAAACATGACGCAATTGAATAAGCCCACACCCAGCGAAAGGAGCGCCGCCGCTCCTTCGGCCTCGATGATATGAGCCCAATTGATCTGAGGAACTGATGGTAGTGTGACGAAGATGGCGGAGAATACGGCTACAGACACCAGAGAGGTGGTCATGGTCTGGAGTATGAGCCGGGCAGTGACGGTGTCGATCGGCGCAACATTCGGATAGGTCAAAAGCGCTTTGTTTGCGCGAACAGCTGCGCTCAAGTAAGCAACTTTTGCCTGATATAGTTGGTACCCAAGGTAGCCTGTTGCAAAGAACAGGATGAAGCTTGTACCAAGCGCCGGTGCTCTGGAGATTGCGCCAAAGATCACCGTCATCATCGCGATGTAACCGGCCGGCTCCAGCAGCGCCCAAACGTAGCCACCTGGCTTCCGGCCAAACCTAGTGGACATTTCGCGAACGATCATCGCCGCAACCACGCGCAAATATGTAACGATCAGAGTCATGCCGCCTCGGGAGGTGTATTTTACAAAGGCCGTCGGCCTTATTGCTTACTGACTTCGTCCGGGTCAACCTCCTCATCGAACGGGGCTCGCCTAACATCGGCGAGTGCGTTGACAACTGACGCCGGCCGCGCCATGAAATTCGTCAACGAAAAGAATAACTATGCTGGGGAAGCATTGACGATGAACGAGGCCGTAACTGTTGAATAGCGATGTAGCTGGCCGAGAGGAGCGAGCCCTTAGTTTCCAGCAGCTTGCTACTGAAATCCATAAATATTATGGGCTTGAGCACGTGGATCGAGGATCCGAAACGGTCGTCGTCGTTTTCTCGCATGCTCCCCGGCCCGCGTTGCGACAATACGAATTCAGGTACGATTGCCTCTACGTCACAGATAGGAAGCTTTTCTACTACCTGCACAACCCGGGCCGACAAGCTCTCCTACTTCAGCGGTTCATAGATCAGGCAGGATACAAAACAGCAATCTTTCTCGGTCTTTCAAAGGGAGGGGTTGGCTCACTCCTGTGGTCGTCTTTGATTTTCAGGAGGGACGCCCAATTCCGGATATTCTGCCTCGCATTCAGTCCTCAAACGCTTCTCTATCCCTTCAACGACAATCTCACTTCCCTCCCTAGCTACCTGAGCAACCTGAGGATTGCCGAAGGGAACGATAGGCATCGGAAAAACTTCGAGACATACGGAAACTTGCCAGAATTCGTTGAGGGTCTGCTGCCCCCGACGATGATCGTGTTCTCCTCCAAGAACTCGATGGATCGTGTTGAAGCCCAGCGATTAGCGGGGGAGAGTAGCGTGGTGCTGAAGCCGCTGGAGATGGAGTTTCATGGCTCGATCACGCCGTTTGTAATTGACCGGAGAAGATCTCGGAGCCTCAAGCGACTAGCGGCCAAGCTCTATGCGGACGCGGAACGCGACATCGATTTGAAGGCGATGCTGCCACCTACGCAGAAGCAGTTCCTGTCTGACTTCGATCAACGGCGATTGAAGTGCCCATCGTTGAACACTTTGATTGACGATTTCTGCGGGTTTGAGCCGTTGGTGGAAGTTGACCGGTGGGACTTTCTGCGGAGGTGGCTGCCATTCGCTCGCTTGTATTAAGGGCGTAGCTTCTAAAACGCCCCTTGCAGAATCGGCCATTTCCCGCCTAGACTTTCAGCGTCTGTGAATTCGAACGCTCAGACGCCGGCCCCTTCTTTCGTCTAGAGAGAGGGGGCCTTTTGCTTTCATAAAGCACGGATTCGAGACGAGCGACGTGATCGCACGTTAGAAGTCGAAATCTCGATCATTGCGTTTCAGGTCTCGCTTGAACTCGGCCTCCCAAGGGTCGAATTGTGGTGCCTTGTCCGCTTCGGGTTCCTTGCGCCGATCTTCCGATTGCGGCTGCTTTTCTTTGTCGGCCATCGTCATGCTCCTGATTTTCAGGCGCACGTACGCCAGACACTCGCGGAATGCCACCCCTGCGGACGGCCTTTCAACAAGTCGTTGCCTACCGCCGACTTTCAACTGCTTTAACACAACCAGCAATCAGGAGAGATTATGGCTCGGGAAACTCTTCCCGTCGCCCTCGAACTCATGTTCGGGGATGAGGGCGGCTATTCTAACGTGAAGACCGATCGGGGCGGCCCCACAAAATATGGCGTCACGCACACGACGCTTGCGGCGCACCGCGGCGTCAAGTCAGTGACGGCCGACCAGGTCAAGGCCATGAGCCGGGAAGAGGCCGAGGATATCTACCGGCGCTCCTACTGGGGGCAGAGCGGTGGCGATCTGCTGCCTCCCGGGCTAGACTATGCCGCCTTCGACTTCGGAGTGAACTCCGGGCCATATCGTGCCGTCAAGACGCTGCAGAAGGTCCTGGGGATCCGCGAGGACGGTCAGGTCGGCGAGCAGACGCTTGCGGCCGTGCGGAAGTACCCGGGCGGAGTGAGCACTCTCATCCGCGACTACTGCGAAGCCCGCATGCGCTTTCTGCGCTCGCTCACCAACGGCAAGACGGGGTTTCCGGTCAACGGCCGTGGCTGGACCATCCGCGTCACTGGTAAGGATCCGAAAGACCAATGGAAGGATCAGCCAGGCGTCATCGGCAATGCGCTGCGCCTGGCGGCCGACGCGAGCGGCCGGACGGTGGAGAAGGTCGAGTCCCCGCCAGAAGCGGGAGCCAAGGCCGACAGCCGCGATACCGGACTGGGCGAGGTGCTGAAGAAGCCGGAAGCGTGGGGGCCGCTAGGCGGCCTGCTCTCGGCAGCCGGCGCGCTGTTCGCCGGCAACGGTCCTGTCCAGTGGGCGCTTGCCGCTGCCATGGTCGCGGCCGTGATCGTCGGGCTCTGGTATTTCGTGCGCCGGGTTCGCGAGGCCGGGTGATGCTTTCCACTCCTCGCGTCATCGCGGCTGCGGCCGCTCTCGCTATTGTCGCCGCCGTCGTTGCCTGGATCTACCGTCAGGGCGGCGACGACGTCAGAACCTCCATCGAAAGGCAGAACAATGAAGCTGGCCGCACTGCGGACGATGTCCGCTCTCGCTTTGACCTTTGCCCTCCAGGGATGTGGGACTTCGGCGCCGGCAAGTGCCGACGGTCTTCGCCGGGTGGTGGGCACTGATCTGATCGGCGCGCGCGGCGCGACGCCGGCGGACCAGCGGAAGATAGATCGGACCGTCGTTGGCATCTGTGCCGCGGCTGTCTGGACGAAAGCGGAATGCGCCCGCCACGGCGAAGCGCAGCAGTAAATCGCATCACACTACGAGGGCAGGGGATTGTCTGAAACACAGGAAACCGAAAAGATGGTCGCAACTCCGAAATGGAGGTTTGAATTCAACCTCAACACATTCGTGATCCTGTTCGGCTTTGCCGGCGGCCTCATAGCGTGGGGCGCAACCTGGGAGAGGGTGAACGCCAACCAGGATTCGCAAGCCAATTCCATCGATCGCCTCGACAAGCGCCTGACGGCTGCGGAAGTCTCCTTACGGCAGATCGACAATCATGAGCTCCGGATCTCGGCGGTGGAAAAGCAGGCAGCCGAAGCGGCTACATCGATGAAGGCCGTCGAGAACACGCTCAACAGTCTCTCCATTGATACGCGTGTGATGCGTGAGATCCTGCAGAGGATCGAGGCCAGCCAGCGCGACGGCGCGCAGCTGCGGCGCTGACATCAAGCTGCTGGGGCCGGTGCGCAGGACGAAGCGCCCCCGACGTATCGGAGGCGCTTTCTTTCTACGGTCTGTAAGGTTTCACACGACGAAGAAATCTGCGGCGGTGATACCGAGGTTGGTGCCGAGAACCGCAATGTGCACTCGGCCGCCGGCGCCATTTCCATCGCTGTCATAGTAGATGTTGCCGGTGTCGGTCTCGTAGATCATGCGATCATCTGCGTCGGCGGCCAAGCCGCTCGTGTTGCTCACGAACTGCCCCGCGGTCAAAACGCCCGTTCCTACAATTGCAGTGAAATTCGCGTTCTCGAGCCGCATCGTATCGTCAGCGACATTGAAATCAGTGATGGTGTCGACATTTGAGAGCGAGCTCAGCGTCGAGTTGAAGAAGAAGGTATCGTTTCCGGCGCCTCCCGTGAGTGTATCTTTACCCCTGGCACCATTCAGGAGGTTATTGCTCGCATTTCCAATTATAACGTTGGCGAGCGCGTTGCCAGACCCGTTATTCGCCGAACCGAGCAGCGTCAAATTTTCGACATCCCCCAATACCGTCGCGGTGTTGGCGAGGTTGAAGGAATTGATCGATTGAACAGTGTCAATGCCTGAGCCGCTATCACCTTTCTCATCGATAATGTCGCTGTTGCTGCTCACGAAATAGGTATCGTTTCCTTTGCCGCCACGCATATTGTCGGCACCGCTCCCGCCGTCGATGATGTCGTTCCCGGCAAAGGCCCGAATGAAGTTGGAAGCCGAATTTCCGACGATTGTGTCTTTGAAGTCCGTTGCACGAATGTTCTCGATGCCCGAGAGGGTATCCTTTGATCCAAAACTGTCGGTCGCAACTCCGGTCGCGAGGTTGACGCTGACGCCTTTGGTCGCGCCTCTTTGTACGTCCCGATCGTATCGGACGGTATCTGTGCCGGCACCGCCATCGATGGTGTCTCGCCCGCCCAAGCCCATAAAGGTCTCGTCGACCGAGGACCCGATCATCGTATCCGAAAACTGCGTGCCTCTGAATTCCTCGAAATTCTGGAATGTCTCCGAGTGACCGAATTGGTCGATTACCGTTCCTGCCGTAGCATCGAGACTGATGCCCCTTACCGCTGTTGACGCATCATAAGCGTCCTGGAAATTCAGAGTATCGAGACCGGCTCCACCATCGTAGGTATCGGCGCCTCCGCCACCGGTGACAAGGTCATTGCCGTCGTTGGCATTCAGAACATCGTTTCCAAGGTGGCCTGAAAGTTCATCATCGCCCACAGACCCGTTGATTGTATCGTCGCCACTGAGAAGCCAGCTTTCAAGTCTAGCACTGTCGAACGCTGCCGCAGCATCTTGGAAATTTTCGAGCGACAGATTCAAACCAGTTATGGTTTGAACCAAGGCCGTTCCATTGTTCAGCAGGACCTCGATCGATGTCACTGTGCCGCCGACGGCGTCGCCATCCGCGTCGAAGCTGAACCCCGTACCGACCAACTTCACCTTGAGGCCGTTGTCCAGCCGATAGAGCACGTCGGTACTGGTAGTAGTTGAGCGACTTGCCTTGTGCATGTCTACGAGGTCGCCGAAAGACGGGTTAACGCTGACGCCGCTAAGGGGTGGGTTATAAGAATTAGGGTAGAGTCCTGCTGGAAAATGATACGTAACTGTGGCCATGATTTCCTCCGGGGCCGGGAATTTCCGGCCAAAATGACTAGTGCTATGAATAAAAAATAGACGCATTACAGGCAATTATAGGTTGCCACGATTAGCAGAATAGCTTGTTCGTGTCGATCACCCAATCGGGTGAGTTGCCCTAAATGGATGGCTCGACACTCCTAGCGGCCAGCGCAATAATTGATGGCGGCGAACAGTGGGGAGAGCCATGAGTAGCACAAACACGACGAGCGAGGTCGACGTTATCATCGGCTCAAACATCCGCCGCATTCGGGAATTTTCCGGAGTGTCTAAAAGGGGATTAGCAAAGGCGGTCGGCATCTCCTGGTCACAGATGAAAAAATGCGAGGACGGGGCGCGGCGGATCTCCGCAGGAAGCCTCTTTGCTGTGGCTAGGGCGCTGAATTGTAGCATCGACGAGTTCTGGAAGGGCATTGACCCGGGGGCCACGCTGATCCTTCCTGCACAAAGCAATGATGCCATGATGGTAGCGAGGAACTTCGACAGAATACCATCACCAGCTCACAGAGTCGCGATCGCAAACCTGATTGCCACGCTCGCCGACGGCGGCGCTCTCCAGTCGGCGGCAGAATGACCCTGCTCAAGCGGAGAGGCGAGAAGCGCCTCAACAACCGGGGGTGACAACATAATCGTGCAGTTGCGCGATGCGCTTCGGTCTGCTTTCTTCTTCGCATGGACATGAAACTGGCAGACTTAAAACTCAGGCCTTGGCTTCTCCGGGAGTTAAACATGATCGGGTATGAGGTGGTCGGAGATCTGCAACACCTGCCGAGTGCCGAATTGCTGCGAATACCCGGTATGGGCGGAAGTGACTGGCGCAAGATTGCCAAGGCACTGGGGCGAGATCCATTCCCCGCCCCGAAGAAACGTCCATAATCCAGTTGGGAAATCAGGCGCTTTCCCTTGATTCCACTCCCGCCGCCCTGTCGCCGAGGCTCTCTTATGAAGAGGGCATTGGCGTCTCGGTTTTGACACTTCGCGCAGCGCATTTTCGAGATGGCAGCGCCTCGATGAAGGGGAACGAGAGGCGCTGCCTGGTGGGTCGACTTGGCGAATAGCGAAAGGGAATATAAAGTCGACCTCGCTGAAGTAGCCGCTCCATGAAACAGCGACTGCTAACGAACTCCTTGGCCCGCCGATAGTTCCAAGTTTTTCTTCTTTGGGGTTTTGCCGCGGTCCCTTCCGAAGCTTCTGATCTGCTAAAAAAAACAGCGCTCCGGCAGATGCGATCAGGAGCGCTGCAGTTGTCCGACATGTGCGATTGTCCGCCAGTCGAAATTTAGAGGGAGAAAACAACCTTCTAAAATGAGGAACGCCTCTCTAACACCGTGTTGGCTGGAATGTTCCGGAACAATCCCATTTTCGAGGCTGGCCACTTTCAGGCCGGCTCCGGTAGTGGCTGGGGAAGGGGACTGTCGTCTCTACCGCCATCATCGTCATCCGGCCACCAGCCTTGCCAATCGTCGCCGAGCGCTTCCTTAGCCTGGCTGCCATCGAGGCGGGCGATGAGCATCTTCACCAGCTCGTGCTCCGAAATGCCACTCTCCGGCGGCAGATACGCCGCAATATCCTTCTGACAATCCCAGATCAGCTGTTTCATTTTGAGCGCGTCGACCATGATCGGTCTCCTCGGCCCGTCAACACCTAACCCTGCGTGAGGTTCCCGCCCTTGTCGTCATCCGTCCGGCTCCTATCCTCCTTGTTTGATCATGGAGGAAAGCATGGCAGACAATCCAAAGAAGAAAGGCCGCGACCGCGAGCTGGTGTCCGAACAGGAACACGAGGTCGCCTACTTGATGAAAGCGGCGAAGGTGACGCGGCAGAAAGCCCTTGAGGCCATACGTGAAGCCGGTCCGAGCCGGGAGAAAGTGATGGCGTATCTTCAGCGCAAGTAAAGGCATAAAAAAGTGAGTGCCCGCGCGAGGGGACGGCGGGCACTCTGAACAGGTTTGGGGGACCTGATGCCGCAGAGACCGCGGCGCCAACGTAACGCATCTCATGCAACTTTGTTCCAAGGCTTCAGCAATAATTTGTCGGGGTTCGCCTTCCCTTTTGTGTTGTTTCCACAGTTTTCCAATCGGGCCGATGCTCAAAGCAGAACCAATTCGGCTCCGACCGGCCGACGGCGAAACCAAAGCCACCCCATTTTGTGCAGCCAGGGTGCTCGCAGTAATGGACATAGGGGCCGGCTTCGTAGTGCGGTTTCGCACCCTGTTCGTCACTCATCCGCTTGATCCTCCCCCTCGGCCGGCGCCAAACTGCTGCTCGAAGGCCTCTTCCCAATTCGGATGGCAGGAGGCGCCGACGTGCTTCAAGGGCTCGAAATGGTATCGCAACAGCAGTGCGGCCGAGATTATCCGCGCCATCTCCTTTCGCGCGCCTTCTGCTTTCATCCGGTCGCGGTCGCAGGCGGCCCGCCTCAATTCGAGCGGGATCGCGTAGAGCGTCTGCGTAACGAATGGCGCGATCGCCGGAGACCGCAGCACCGTCTCCACATCGAAGATGGCAAAGGCCCCGAAGGATTCGGCAATTCCCTTGGCGAGTTCTTGGACGCCGCGCACCTCAACGGGACGGCGATACTGATCGAGGCCGGCGTAGGCCCGCCTTTGGTGCGGAGGCATTACCGCCAGATCGACTTCAATCGCGGTTCCTATCTCATCGGCAAGTGTTCGCATGACGCGCGTCTTTCTAGTTTTCGCCCCTGATTGATGGAATGGCGCCGCATCGCCGTCGAATGTTCCTAATATGTTCTCTCAGCCGAAAGAGTCAATTCGGCTTTTCGCGGGCCTATGCGTTAATGGGCTAATGGCCAAGCCATCGTCGAAAACACCGCGCGGCACCTCATCGCCGGACCCGATGCCGGAGCGGGTTGATCCATGTCTGGCGATGCTAGTCGACAAGCCGCCAAAAGGGCCGGACTGGGCCTTTGAGGTGAAATGGGACGGCTACCGTCTGGCCGTTCACGTGGAGCGGGACAGGGTACGGATAATCACACGCGGCGGCTACGACTGGACGCCCCGCTTTGCTTCAATCGCGGCAGAGGCGCGCCAGCTTGGTTACGAAACCTTAATCCTCGACGGCGAGGCGGTTGTCCTTGACGATCAGGGGCGGTCGGATTTCGGCATGCTTCAGCGCGCGCTCGGTAAGCGACCTAGCTTGCATGATCCACGCGAAATCATCTTCTTTGCTTTCGACCTTCTCTATGTTGATGGTTGGGACCTGCGCCGACTGCCGCTTCGCGAACGCCGGTGGCTGCTCGAGCCAATCATTGCCGGTCGGGAAGGAGCCATCCGACTGTCGGAAGAAGTGCAGGCGGATGGCGACGAGTTCTTCCGCGTCGCCTGCGCGCACGGTCTCGAAGGCATCATCGCCAAGCATGTCGAGAAGCCTTATCGTTCCGGCCGGGGCGAGTGGTGGCAGAAGATCACCTGCAATCGCCGCGACAGCTTCGTCGTCGTCGGCTTCGAGCCTTCGACGGTGCCTGGTCATCTCGGCCGGTTGCTGCTGGCCGCTCGCAAGGACGGGGCGCTGGTTTATGTCGGCGGCTGCGGGACTGGCTGGTCAGACGAACTGTCGCGCGAGCTGAGGAAGCTGCTCGAGGGAATGGTGACTAAGACGCCGGCCGTGGCCCTTAGGAGGAAAGCCGCCGTCTTCGTTGAGCCGGTGCTGGTCGCCGAAGTCGAGTATCGCGCCTGGACAGATGACTGGAAGCTGCGACATTCGTCGTTCAAGGGGATCAGAGAACGGGAAGACGACGCCACGGTTTTCCAAATACCCGCTGATTAGCCGGGCTATGGGTGAGATGTCGCTTCCTGCAACCGACACCCTTGATTTCGAATGGTTTCCTGCGACACTCGGCGCCTCCGCGAGATTGCCGTGCAACAGGGACATTTTGGATGCCAAGAGAGCCTTTTCAGTGGTTATGCCCGTTCTGTAGCCACTCCCAAGTTGTCACTGATGAGAACCGACACATGGGATTTGCTAGGTTCCACATGGGACAGTCGAAGTTCGGCGACACCGGACTGCATTACATGGCTATTCGGTGCGTGAACGCAGACTGCAACGAAGTGTCCCTAGGCGTCTCTTTTACAACGTCCGAATACCAGAATGGCAGCTGGAGACTGGGCGATGTAATTGAAGCGTGGCAACTCCGCCCAGAAAGTGTCTCCCAAGTGCTCCCTGAATACGTACCTGCTCCACTCCGTGAAGATTACCATGAATCTTGTCTAATTCGCGACAAGAGTCCGAAGGCGTCAGCAACCTTGGCACGTCGTTGCCTCCAGGGAATGATTCGAGATTTTTGCGGCATATCGAAGAATCGCCTTATCGATGAAATCAAAGAGCTGAAGAAGCTTGTTGAGAATGGAAATGCGCCGAAGGGGGTCGAACCGGAGACACTCGATGCCATCGATGCAGTTCGGAACATTGGCAACATCGGTGCTCATATGGAGCGAGATATCGATGTCATTGTCGACGTTGACCCCGGGGAAGCTCAAGCCTTGATTGAGCTATTAGAGATGCTGTTCGACGAATGGTACGTCGCCCGCCACAAGCGCGCACAGCGTCTGGCGAGCGTGCGCGCCATTGCTGCTCAAAAGCAGTTAGCCATCGAAGAAGGCAAAGCACAGGTGGCTCAGAAGGGATTTGCGGCAATTGCGGCTCACTCAACGACTTCTGAATAGTGCTGCTCAAATGCCGGCTGGAGTGATTACAGCGCCCGGACCGAAGGCGGAAAGCTGCTGCATCCTTCTTTCATGGGAAGAGGCCTCGAGAGGATGACGCGACCGTATTCGAAATTCCTGTTGCAGATCAGCCCAAGAACACCTAATTTGCGGTTTCCAATTCACGAAACGTTCCGCGTTTTCAAGTGTAGTTATTGCACAGCATTGGAAACCGCTTTACTTGATTTGTAGGCTGTTCAGAGAAAAATAGATTACTCTTAATCAGCGGGTCCACGGTTCGAGCCCGTGATCACCCACCATTCTTCTCTTCTTCTCAAAGATCCGTTCATTGCTTGCCGGATACCAATGCCTTGCTTAAGGCATGGACACTCGTTCCAAGCTTTTGAAAGTACGCGCTTCCGCATGGAAAAGCGTTACACATTTTTGCTGGAAGTGCCCAAAGCCGACAAGCGGGATTCCGCATAGGCGTCGTGGCCGTCATTTGCCCGTTCGATCTCGTGCGTTGCAGCACGAGCAAGAAATCCAGACCGCGTAAGGCCGTGGGCTTCGGCGAAGGCATCTATCTGCTTCAGGACACCTTCGGGAAGCGTAACGTTCACTCGAATGGCTCTTTTTGCCTCGGTTTTCACCGCGACGAGAATAGCGACGCAATCCCTGTTCTCGGCGTCGGACATGACAACCTCAAGGGAGGAGGGCTCCGGGATGGCCTCGCCGTCCTCTACCAGCCCTTCAATATGCAAGGCCAAGGCTTCCTCTGCCATAGCGCGCGCGTCGTCGAGGTCGGCACCGGCGGTCACGACGCCGGAAAAATCAGGAAAGGAAACGCCGTAATCGCTCTCGGCGTCCTTGTGGATCAATCCGATATAGTTGCGCATGGCCTTACCTCAATTTCAAACCGGACTGCTTTTCAATGCTCCTGAGGGTACCGATTGGTAGATCCCTCTTCGGGTGAGGAACGGTAACCCGGCCGTGCTTTTTCGGATGTTTGAATTGAACGTGGCTGCCCTTGGTCGCAACCTCGTACCATCCGTCCTTCTGCAATGCTGCAATAATGTCGCCGCTCTTCATCTGATACGACAATACACACGCATGTGTATTCGTCCAATGAATTTGTCAAGCCAATCTAAGGCGGCTTTCTCGGATGGTCTCGAACCGTCGGATCATCAGCTTGTGCTAAAAAAGCCAATATTCATCTCTAACGACCGCCTGGCTGGGACTTCGAAGCGAGTTCGGACGGAGAGTTCATGCGAGGTTATCTGCTCCTGACGGAGGCGAGAAGCGGGTCGAACTGGCTGGGTTCGCTCGTCAATGGCGCCGGTAATATGGGGCGCTCGAGCGAGTGGCTCTCGCCCAAGATCCATCGGCTGGATACCGGCGCCTTGTCATGGGACGCATTCTTTCAGGAACTCCTCAGGAAGTGCTCTACGCCGAACGGCGTCTTCGGCTCGAAGATATTCCCGAACCAGCTTTTCGTGACGCATGAGGTCTATGGAAGGGATTTCATTCAGCATTGCCTCGCCATGCATGACGTTGCGCTCGTATTCCTGCGGCGCAGGGATACGCTGAGGCAGGCGATATCCTATGCGCGGGCGAGGCAAACACGTAGTTTTGCCGCTCACGTCGAGGGAAGGGCCAATCCCCAATACGACTTCGAGCAGATCGCCCGATGCTTTTTCTACATTCGCGACAGCTATGCCTTTGGCAAAGCTATCTGGAACTCACCGGCGTTGAATTTGCCGAATTCGTCTACGAGGAGCTCGCCGCCGATCCGATTCCATTCGTCAGCCACTTGGCGGAGCACTTGCAGGTGCCGCTACCGGCGCAGCTGCAGACATCAATGGCAGTCCAGCGCGACGATCTGACGGAAGAGTGGATCGCCCGCTTCCACGAGGATCGCAGATCTGCGAACCTCCTGGAGGCCTATGACCGGCGCGAACATATTCCGGGAAAACTCAAGAACTTCGTCAAGTTGGGGACCCGGAGCCTGCGACCGCGGTATCCGTTTGCGTTCTAG